AAGTACAAACAATGCGTTTGTTTTTATTAATTTTTCCATTTTTATTTTTTGTTATTTATGTTTATATTAAAATTTGGGATATTGGTTATTTGAACCAAAATAATTATGAAAAGCAAAAGGTTTAATTCCTTGTATTTCAGGTATCATACTCTCATGTGAAAAGTATTTTGCAACATCAATATCTGCATATTTACACCCCTCTTCAAGATATTTGTGACGATAATTTACACAAATAAATCCATCTTCATTTGTAAATCCATGAAATGCTTTCCATTCTAAATTAAGTTTGTTTGGGACATCTAAAAGTTTTTTACTTCTTAAAGAAACACTATTACCTTGTCTTACTAAATTTCCATTTACGTCCCTGTATGAAAAATTATCGTTTGGTAATGGCCAAGGAGCTCCAATATAATCATACTCTAAAAATTCATCTCTCCAAGATTCAGGATTAACTACAAATCCGTTATCGTGTATTAGAATACAAAAATCAGTGTCAATATGTTTAGGTAAATTATAAATTATATTATAGTTCCACTCATCAATATTCGAACTCTTTGGAGTGTCTTCATGAATGATAAAATCGGGTAAATTATCAGGTTTAATATTTGAAGCTAATTTGACCTTACCAAATTCTATATTTCTACAACTATATTCTAAAGCTTTTATTGTTTCAGGAATTCTAACACTTGTTAAAGCGATTAACGTGACATTAGGTAATTTAAGCATATTTTTTACTAACCATTAAAAATTCATTATATTTCTGAGATTCTGAAATAGTGTCAGTTAGTCGATTACCCCAAGTTCTGTTAACAACTGTGATTTCATTTAATATTGAAGGTTCACCGTATTTTAAAAACATTCTTTGGTAAAAATCACAGTCCATTAACCAATTCAGATTTTCGTCAAAAAATATTAAATCATTATTCTTTAAAGTCAATCCACTTGGACAACCTAACGTGTTATTTCCTGACCAAACTGTACTATTCCATTGTGGAAAATAATGTCTGTAAAAATTAATACCATCGTTGCTATGGTAAAACTGTGTAAAGAACCAATTAGTGTTTGAATTTTGTTCTATAAAATTAAATTGTTTTTCTAAAGAAGTTTCATCATAAATGAAGTCATCTTGAAATAAAATTTTAATCCACTTACCTTGGCATTTTTTTAATGATTCATTTATATTTGGTGAAATGACACCTCTACCTCTGTCATTAAAAGAATGGTTTATTTTTAATTTATCTGACCATTTATCACAAATATCTTTAATAGTGTTATCAACACTATGGTCTGAAATACTTATTTCAAAATCTGTAAATGTTTGTCTTGATAATTTTTCAAAACTAAATTCTAAAAATTCACCACCTTTACCATTATACCCGTATGTTGGTATTGCAATTGAAAAATAAGGTTTTTCAGATAAAAAATTTTCCATTTTTTTAATATTCATACTAATATTTTTAGGGACTTGTAACGGGGAAAATATTTTTTTTGTGTTTTTAGTTTTAGTTGCTAATTCGTGAATTGTTTTTAATTCTGTACCGACATTAAAAACTCCATTCGCCCCTTTAATTATGAGTTTGATAATTAAATATGAAATTACATTTACGTAATCAAAATTACCAATTTGGTCAATCCAAGAATTATCATAAGGAAATGGGTTCGGCTTATGTGAGCATCTAATAATTAAAAAATCTTTAGATGTCAATTGAACTAAACCATCTGAAAGTAATTTTGTATATGCGTACCAATTTTCACAATGAACAGGAACATCAGTTTCTTTGGGTAAATTTTGTGAATTACTATAAACATAGTCAGTTGAAATATGAATTAATTTAATATTTGTTTCATTACAAAAATTTATTAATTCATGGACAAATTTATAGTTTGTATTCCAATGACTTTCACTGTCTTTTGAATAGGTATCAGTATTTGCAATACAATTTAGTATTACATTATAGGTATTTTCAGGTATAAAAGATTTAAAATTTTCGATTGAAAAATTATTCTTTTTTCTTGAAACATAGTCCCATCCTGTTTGTTTTTGGATTTCTGAACCCAATAGTCCATCACCTAAAATTAAAACTTTTAATTCTCCCATTTTTCTTTAAAAACATTCTCAACGTATTCAAATACATCGTCATTATAATGAGGAGCCGCACCTAAAAAGAATACTTTATCTAAAACTTTATTTGAGTTCGGATATTTTTCGATAGTGTCCAAATGTGAATATCCTGGGTGGAATAATATATTTCCTGCAAAATAGTTTCTTGTTTGAATTTTATTTTCTTCTAAGAATGAAACTAATTTATCTTTTAATTGCTTATCATCACAAATAAATGGTGTTCCAAACCAACAAGTATCTGATTTAGGTAAACTTTCTACCCCTTTAACTCCTTGAACGTATTTAGTAATAATTGATTCAATTTTTATCTTACTATTTTTTCTTTTGGTATCAATTTCTTCAAATTTTGATAATTGAACCAACCCAATTGAACCTTGTAAATCCATAGGTTTTAAATTATAACCCATATTGGTGAAAACATATTTGTGGTCAATAATTCCATTGTATGAACCCAACCAATTACTAAATCTATTTTGACAAGTACCACAAGATAATAAATTTGCAGAACCGACACAATAACAATCTCTACCCCACCAAGATATACTAACAAAAAGTTTCTTTAAATCCTCAATGTTTGTACAAACCATTCCACCTTCACCTGTTGAAATGTGATGTGCTGGGTAGAATGATGAAGACCAAGCAACATAGTAATCTGAAATTGGTTTACCGTCCCACTTTGTTCCCAAAGTATCACAACTGTCACCAACTAATTGTATATTGTGTTTTTCACATAAAGATTTTAAGAAATCCATATCAGGAGGATTACCAAGAACTGGTGATACAAAGATTGCTTTTGTTCTTGGAGTAATTTTTTCTTCAATTTTAGTTACATCAAAATTTAATGTATCCCACTCAATATCAACAAAAACAGGCACTAAATTATTTTGAGCAATTGGAGCTATGGTTGTAGGGAACCCAACAGGTGATACAATAATTTCATCACCATCATTCCACCCAAAATATTTTTTTAATGCCGTTATCAAGACCAAATTTGCCGAACTACCTGAATTAACCATGTGTGAAAATTTCACACCAAACATTTTTGAAAATTTATTTTCAAATTTGTAAACATTTTCACCAGTAACTATCCATTTACCTGAAATTAAAGTTGTGATTGCCGATAGTATTTCTTGGTGGTCCCAAAATGGACCTGAATATAAAACTTGACTTTTTCCTGGTTCAAATTTTTGATTGTATAGATACTTTGGATTGTTTTCAATCAAGTATTCTTTTAAGTTTTCTAAGATTGCTTCTAAATTTTTTTCCATACGTTAATTATAGGTTAATGAACTTTATAAATCAAATACTAACCCAATCTAAAGGTAAAATATCTTGAGTATCTTTATGACCCGAAGGGCCAAACCAATTTTTTGGACCGACTATCTTTTTCCCCACATTTTTATTTAAATAAGCCGCCCACCAACTAAATGTGCTATTTGCAATAATGTTATTTTCACATTCACTCATTAATTTAAAATCTTGTAATTCATCTGTGAATGGTGAGTAAAATATATTATCACCTACAAAAGTTTCTCTAACCCAATACATGTCATCTGAAAAGAAAATAAATTTACTATCGGGGAATAACTTCATTGCGTTTAAATAATAACCTTTACTACAAGGTGAATGAAATGATAGGTTAATTCCATTCAAATAATCCCCTCTACGAATATGAATTGAGGTAAAATGATTATTATCAAAATCAATTTCATTTTTAAAATCTGATACTGAAATATCAGATAAATCAAATAAGTTAATAATATCTTCTTTATAATCTATAAAATATTTTTCACTTTGGAAACTACCAACTAAGTGTAAATTTTTACTGTATGGTAATTCTTTATAAGAAAAAAAAGGTTCTTGATAAGAGGACTCAAATGGATAATTTGAAATTATTGGTATTTTTTTAAAAATATTTTTAATGTAGTTATCTGATGTGTTTCCTTGTTGAGGGGTAAAACAATCGTGGAAATTAAACCCGTATGTGTCGTTATTTCTTTTTGCTAACGCAACTGCTGCGGAGATTTGAAACATTTGGTTTCCTAAACCACCTTGTAAACGTGTAGAAATCATTATCTGACTAATTTTTGATATGGTTTTTTATTTCTAATTCTAGTTGCGTGGTCAGTAACCATATGCATATCAACTTTATGTTCATTAATTGGGTTTTCACCGTTATAAACATAATTTATTTCAGACATAAATTTGTAGTGTTCAGGACCTGACATTTCAAGCATCGGAAACATGAAACATAAATCACCACTCCACTGCCAATAATCACCATTTTCATCACGTAAATCTTCCTCTTTAATATTCCTCCATAAAAATGCTCTCCAAGTTCGGATGTGTGACGCAGTAAATCGACTATTTCTTAAATTTTCAAAATTAGTTTGAGGACTTGAAAAACCATGTGTCCCGTTTGAATATTTAAAACTACCATTGGCAATCCAAACATTTGGGTCTTTATAAACATTATTAATTCTTTCAAATACTTTTGAATCAGGAAGCCAGTCATCTCCATCAACCTCAATCAAAAGTTCGTCGTCAGAAATATTTTCATTAAATCTAATTGTCCTATCAAAGTTACCCGCTTGGTATAATTTTTTTTCATAGTCATCAACTAAAATAAAACGACTATCGTTTTTAATTAAATTTTTAATTTTTTCCACTGAACTGTCCGTAGACATATCATGAGTGATATAACAAGTATAATCTTTATAGGTTTGTCCCATAATAGATAAAATACTTCTTTCGACATATTTTTCAGCGTTATAAAATCCAGTTAGTATTACCATTATTTTACGTATTTTTTTAAAATTTTATAAGTATAATTTTCTTTATCAATCCTTTGTGAAATTAATTCGTTAATTTCCATATCATTTTGAATAGATGGTGTTATAAATTTTGGTGAAACAAATTTAAAGTTTGGTTTTATATCTAATATATCACAAATAATTTTATATATTTCATAAACACCAATTTGTTCAACACATGAAAAATTTAATATTTTTTTGTTGTGTTTTTTTATTAACTCACAAGTTAATGTTTTTACATCCTCAACATCAACTAATGCTCTTTTTGTATTTTTTTGTACTTCAACTTGTGAGTTTTTCTTAACCGATGTTACAAAAAAATTAACCAAATTATTTACGTTACCATTTTGACTAATAACTTGTGGTAATCTGATTATTAAATAATTTAATACATTTTCAGTTATAAATTTTTCAATATTTTTCTTATGGGAATAATAATCATTATTAACATGATTGGAAAAAATACTACTAAAATATATTATTTTTGAATTTGGGTAATCTGAAATAGTACTAACTAATAATTTTTTTTCCCTTTCAAATTCCTCTTCCCGTTTTTCGTTGGAGTCCGATACACCTGATGCAAAAATGATTATATCAGAGTTACTATTAAACTCATCAATAAAAAGTTTTGCAATAGAACCGTTACCAACTACCATATTAAATAATTTTTATATTTTTTTTGATTAAATCATCCATGTAATCATATGTTTCTTGGATAACTGCATAGTGTTCACCAAGTTTATATGTTTTATTAAATTGTGATAATCTTTGTAATCTGGTATCGTATAATTCTTTCACATATTCTTTACTCAAAAATTTGTAGTGAAGTAATTTAATTTCCGTCTTATCACCTCTTTTACAATTTTCACAGAAACTTGCGTGTGCTCCCATACCAAAATTAACGTCTTTTTCTGGGTTAAAAATTATATTTTTACACATAGGTGCGTATGTTTCAGGTGACCCGATTTGTAACTTATCAGTAATCAATGTTCCGTCATATTCGGGAAAAGTATCTGAAACTATGTTTCTTCCATCAATACTTGGAATGTCAATACCTTGTAATTTATACTCGGTTAATTTTTCAATTAAATTAGGGTGATATACTAATTCATCACAATCTGATACAATAACCCAATCAACATTCTGTCCTCTACTGTATTTTTTATAACAATTTGATTTGATTTGTGCGTTTAAACCGTCATGAAATTCATTATCACTACTCCATTTAATTACAGTTACTTTGTCGTATTTTTTGTAAATTTCGTCCGAAGAATCAGTTGACATATTATCAAAAACAAAGATTTTTGATGATATTTTTGAATGATAATCTAAAATAAAAGGTAAAATTTTAGACTCATTCCATGCTAAAATATAAGAATGTATGTTCATATTTCTAATAATTTAATCCATTTTTCCATTATTTCTGAATTATTTAACAATGAAACATCATTGTTAGTTGCGTTATTACCAAAAAATTCAGTACCTGTTTGGTAACACTCATCCTTAACTAAGGATGCACATTCACTAATTGACGACTGATATACTCGTCCAATCATATTAAACATTTCTTGTTTATTTTCAAAATGACCTTTATGAATTACTTTATCTGATAATAAAGGTCTTACAGAATTGTTATAATATGTTGAGTCATTTATTCCTCCAAAAATGTAAACCATTTCACATCCATCGTTTAATGCTCGTTCTATTGAAATGTGAGTTTGTTTGTTTTCATCTATACTTCCAATAATACCTGCAATTAAACTCTTATCTGATTTGTCAATTTTAACTAAATTAGTTTTAAGATTAGGTATTATTACAAAATCACCATCATACGATGAATGATAATCCCTATGTGTTTCATTTAGAAACACCGCAGTATCCCAAAACTGTCTTTTTTCTCCTACCTCATACAAGTTTTTTTCATGACATGATAAGATAACTTTATCAACAAATGGTCTTTGACCCAGCTCAACAAAATGTGTGATAAGAATGTCTTCTTTTGAAAAGGTTAGTTCATTACTTAATTTTGATTTACACTTATCCAAATGCCAGTTATGAGGACCGTATAGTGTACAGTCATAACCCATTTTATTAAATTCATTTGTTAAATTTACAAATGCGGTGGTTGACCCACCCTTGTCTGAAAACCCTGTTAAAATTTTAATTTTTTTAGTGGTATTTTTATCTTCATAACTATTCAAAATAGACGTAGATAAATCTTTCAAATTTTCAAATGATTCAAAAAGAGTAACTTTATTTTGTGGGAAATCATTTAATAATGATAATGTAGTTTCAATTCCTGAATCAGAAAAAACAACTTTTCTTATATCCTCAAAGTTAGTCACTTCACTATTAAAATTAATTACGTTTTCTAAAAATAAAATTTTATCAACGTTTGGGTAAAGGTTTGAAATTATATTTGAAAATTTAGAGTCATCAAATATTATTAAATCAACTTTAGGCTCTGAAATTTTATAGTAACTATTTGGTTGTGTAAGTACAGGACCGTTTGGTGTATTAATATACCATTTACCATCACCTACTTTATACCCAGGAGTTGATTGAATGTCTATAATTTCAATCTTATCTTTTTTCAAGTTATTATGTAATGAATAATTTTTACTCATTGTAATAATTGAAACGTTTGAGTTTTCATTTAATTTTTTTGATACCTCATAAATTAAACTGTCAGACAAATCACTATCAGTAAAAACTAAAATTTTCAAATCATCTAAGTTAGATAACTTTACTTTTGTAGGTAAATCTAATTTATATTTTTGAGCAAATTTAACTCTATTTTTTTCCCATGAGTTATTGGTTTGACCAATAGATTTATGTGTTACTCTAATGTTTGTGGTTACACCAATTTTAACATTTTCTAAATAATTTCTAAAACAGAAATTAACATCATACATGTGAAACCCGCTAACATTTTCATCAAATAAATGTTTGATTTTACTCTTATCTATTGCGATGAATAAACCATCGACAATTACCACTTCTTTCAAAGAATTATTTAAAGAATCTGAATATCTTGACTCCCATTTTTTCCCATCATGTTCATGATTAACAATACCCCACATTTTACTTCTATCTTCCCACCACATACCACTTTTTGGCATTTCCGTAGTACCAGCAATTCCGACTATTGAGTAATCAGGATTTTTTTCAAATAACTTTTCAAGTTTTTGTCCCCAATTTTTTGTGTCAAAATATATATCATCGTGACAAAGGACAACAATATCATTTGATGACTCTTTTATTATTTCATTATAAACTTGTGATAAGTTTTTTTCACCATTTGTAACTTTTTCAATTACTTCAGTTTTTGGGTGACCACAAGATTTTTTTAAATATTCTTTTAATTGTGGATTTGAAACTCTGGTACTATACCCTATTGTAATCATTTTATTAACCAATTATAATCTGTAACTTTATTTTGTATATCCGAATAATCAACTAATTGTGTTGATAATCTTGGGTAAAAAGTATAACAATTATTTTCTTTTTGTAACATTGAATAAACAATATCAACTTGAAATTGATATGTTTTTAACAACGACAAAATTTGTTCATACATTTTTATATTAAACCCAATCATATGGGATGAATAAGTATATGAAACTTTTTTCACAAAGTCATTAACTTTGACAGGTTCAGGATAATTACCGTGTATATTATGGTTACCCCCAAAATATATCATATCCCAATTTGGAGGTAAATTTTGAAAATATTTATCGACATTTAATATTTCTTTTTCAAAGACACAATCATCTTCTAAAATCAAAACATTATTGTATTTGTTTTCTAAACACCCTTCAAAAATTTTTATAGTAGTTAAAACTAGACCTAACTCACCATCTGTTAGATTGGTTGGGTATTTTGATAAATCAATGTTTTTACCATCAACGGCTGATACTCTTTCAAACTCAGTAAGATTAAATTCTTTTGATTGTTTAATAAAATGTTCCCATCTATCAGGTCTTCGGTCTAAATTTATACAAAATATTTTACCAAAATATTTTTGAATCATTATATTCCCGTACTACCAAAACCTTTATTACCTCTATCTTTATCTTCTATTTTATCCACTTTATTTAATTTAACCCATCTACCTGTAATACATCTTGCAACTACTGCTTGTGCAACTTTCATACCTTTTGTAACAACAAATTCGTGGTTATTTGTATTAAATAATATTGCTTTGATTTCACCTGTGTAACCTTCATCAACAGTTCCTGGTGAGTTTAAAACCATTAATCCTTGATTGATAGCTAAACCACTTTTTGACCTAACTTGTATTTCATAATCTTGAGGTAAATTAACAGAAACACCTGTTGGAACTAATGCTCTACCAAACGCAGGTATTTTAACTTCTTCATTTGCATACAAATCAAACCCACTGTCTGATTCATATGCGTAACTTAATTCTTTTTCATTTGTTGATACAAAATCTATTGTAATTTTTCCGTCACCAATAAATTGATTAGCATCTTCAAATTCATTAATGTCAAATCCTAATTCATTATTTAATTCTTGTTCTTGTAACTGATTAAAGTCCTCTACTAATTTTTTTAATTCCTCTAATTCTTTTGCAAATTCAAATTTTTCACTCATAAATTTGTTAATTTTATTAAAACTTTAATTAATACTTCAACATCTTTTTCACAATAATCTTGTATTTCTTGGTATTTGTTTTCATTCCAAAATGAATTGTGAACTTTGTTTCCTGTCACTTCCATATTTTTTGAACTTTCAATACCAAGTGATACACACATAAGTTCTAATGAACTTATTGCTCCAAATTGTCCGTACTGCCAAATCTCTTTAGTATCAATCGCTTTAATTTCCCACGGTTTAGTATCATAAGAAGGAAGTATTGATGATGGTAAAATACCATTAACTAACATTCTTTTGGCCAATACAGGAATATCAAAGTTTTTAAGATTATGTCCACAAAGGATAAATCCTAACTTATCAACACGATTTAATAATGCGTTAACATCTGTAAGTAATGCCTTTTCATCTGAGTTAAAAAAACTTTGTTTTTTAATATCACCTTTTGGGTCAAGAAATCCTACTGAAACACAAACAATCTTTGAAAACTCAGGAACTAAAGCTGCACGATTGACAAAAATTTCGTCTAAGGGTTTTTCAGCATCTTCAGGAAACCTTTTTTGAAACCAATCTAAATAATTAATAAATTGGAAATGAAGTTCAGGATAATCCGTTTTAAAATTTTCATAGTTACTTGAAATACCGACAGTTTCAATGTCAATAAATAAGATTTTGTGTAATGGGTGTTTTATCATACGATTGATTTATAAAATTCTGCTCTTGTTTTTGTTACTACATCTAAACTATATCTTTGCGAAACGTGTTCATATAATCTTTCACCCATGTCAATCCTCATATTTGGGTTTTGAACTAATTTTTTAATGTATTTCGCCCAATCACTATGATTTCTTGCGTCATCCACTAACAATGCGTTTCCATCAGTAAACTCACCATTTTTCATTGCGTGTTTTAAGTCAATTGTATACGGACCATAGTTACTTGCGATTAACGCTTTTTTATAGAAACCTGCTTCAATAACTTTAAGTTGTGATTTTACCTTGTTAAACATATGTTGTTTAATTGGTGCCAAAGATATATCAAATTTTGAATAGTTACGTGCATATGATGTAACAGGTTTGGTCCAAACTCTACGGTATGGTAAACTCTTTTCGTTTTCAAAAGGAGTTTCAACAAATAGTTCTAAATGTTTCTTATATTCAGGTGATACAATTGAATAGTTGTTGGTAAAAATCTTTTCATAATCATACCATACAGTTTCGTGAGGTTTAATTGGTCGTCTTGTTTGTTCCCCTGTTTGTTGGTTAATTTCAGTCATCATACCACGAGTATCAAAACCACAAACTACATATTGTATTTTGTCACTAATATCTGAAAGTTTTGAAACCATTCCGTCAAGAAGCATTAAATCATGTAAGTGTGATGAACCACCTAACCAACCTACTCTTACTAACTCAGATTCTTCAGTTGGTTCATTAAATTGTCCTTCTTTTTGGTCAATTGCATTAGGGAAAATTACAACATTTTTATTAAATTTACGGATTTCATCTGCAAATAATTCAGTTGTAGTTGTAACGTATTTTGCAAGTTTTAAATTTGCAACAATCTTTTCGTGTATTTTTTCTTGAAGAATTAATTGGTGAAGTGGATGTTCTTTGCCGGGTAACCAATAATCATCAATATCTGCGATTGTTATAATACCCATTGAATTCAAAATTGGAATTGTCTTAATTGACAAATCCATATCTTGTCCTAATGAACGATGGAAATGAACAATTTGATAATCTTTAAAATAATTTAAATTTGTTAAATCAGGATTAAACTCAATATCAACATGAAAATCATCTCCGTATTTTGCTTGTAAATGAGTATGTGGTGTAATTGACCTAAATCTTCCAACCCCTGTAGTATCGGATGGAATAACTAAAACTTTAATTTTTTCTTTCATAATGAAAAAGATAAATGAAAGAAGATTATAATTCAACTATAATAAAAAAAAAGTCCTCACAAGGAGGACACAATTTTTAATATTTTGTAAATTTTATTGGACTTTTTTAACTTTTGAAATTTTACCTTCAAAAATATGTTTACCAACTTTAATTGTCATAAGTTCGTTAGATTTTTGACTCGATTCAACAAGAAGTCCATTTTCACTTAAAACTTCTTCTACAGTTTCTCTTACAATTTTTTTAATATCTGATGCAGATAATCCGTAAGATGTTTGAGTCGCTTCTTGTTTTTTGTTTTCAACAACTTGATTTTTATTGTTACCCATTAATCTTGCGGCTTTTTCAATAATATCGTCAGAAATTGTTGCTTGGTATTGTTGTGGTTGTTCTATCGGATGTTCCATCATTAATCTTTTGATTGCGTCAGGAAGTTTAGAATTTTTTATTCTGTCTTCTGTCATAACTTTTGGTGTCACAGGTTTTGGTTGCTCTTGAGCTAAAAATTCTTGTGGGATATTATAAGTTGCAGGTATTGGAGCTTCATTATACTCTCTAACTAATTGTTGAGTTGGTGATGAACTTTTAGGTGAAACTCCTTTATCCATTTCGTCGTGTCTATTCATTATTTGTTTAGACACCATTAGTTTTTGCATTAAATCATTCATTTTCTAATTCAAATTTTGTACACACTCTTAAACCAACCATTCCCTTATCTTCAGGATTATAACTTGGTCTTATTATATCAAATTTTTCACGTGGGTCAGATGAAAAACTTCCAATTCTATCAACCCTAAATAATCTCCAACCTGGTAATGGTTGGTCACCTATAGTTGCAGTATGTGATGCTCCTTCTCTTTCCCATGCTCTTATAACTTTGTTACCTCTTTTTGATGTTCCGTAACAAAAAGGTTCAATAACACGAAGTCCTTTACCTCCATTATCTTCCCCGTCATAGTAAATTGTTGCAACGTGCCTATTCTTAATGGCATTAGTAATTTCTTCACTACTTGCTTCAAAAATAAGTTGTTTTATGACGTTGTAAAGCTTCATTCTGTTGAAGGAGTGTTATAAGGATTTTTTGAGCTGTATTTGTTTAATTTTATATTATCAACTTTAGCGACTTGGTCTGTTGATGTACCTCCGTTGAAGATGTCTAAGAATACCCCGGTTCCTCTTCCTTTATCATCACCATCAGAGATGGCGTCAGGATTAGTTACACCATATTCATTAGCATTTGATTTATAATCATTTCTTGTTACCAAATCTTTTCTAACTTTTTGTGCAATTGCACTTAAAGCGTTATCTGGTTGGTTTAAATCTATTGGAACTTTTGATGCCATAATTTTATAGTTTTTTCATTATTTCGTTTATTCTTTTAAGGTTGTCCACAACTTCTTTGTTGTAGTTTTCATAAATAGAGTGATGACTTTTAGATGACCTGTTTAAATCTCTAACATTATCTTTTCTATGTGTTGATAAATATTGGTTTTGCATTCCTGAGTCAGAAGCATCCCTTTTTTGTCTATTAATACTTCCTCTATCTGAATCTAAATTTTGTTTAATCCAAGAATGTAATGTACTTAAATCTTTATCTCCAAATTTTTTATTTTGTATATCATGAAGTATTTTCTTCATATTTTGATATGTTAAAAATCCATTTGTGAAAATATTATGAATAGTTCTTTCGTCTTTAAAATTTTCTAAAGACGATAATACGTTGTGTGGTACTTCGTATGTATTTCCATACATATCACTATTCATTTCTTTAAAATTTTAATTAAGTCATTTATTTCAATACCTTCTTTATCTGCTAGTTTTTTAATGTTTTCTAAATTTTTTGTAAGAACTTTACTTAAACCGCTCTTTTTACCCATTTCCTTGTCACCTGATTTTTTCTTAAGGATAATATCCTCAACCATTTTTTTCATCATAGCTTTCTTTTCTTCTTCTAAATTTTCTTTTTCAGAAATAGTCATTCTATCAATAAAACCTTTTTGTTTTTTAATTTTTTTAGGTACCTGTTCTAATTTTTTTCTATGTTTTTTAGGGTCAGGTTCTTTACCTTGTTGTCTTGTTCTTTCTGCCGCTTCTTCTTTGTCTAAACCTAATTCTTTAACAAATGTTTTAAAAGTTTCAGGACCATTTTTGTCTTTTGTTTCTTCATAACCAAATGCGTCAGAAAAGTCAGTTTCATTAATTACTTCATCAGTTTCTTCTTCACCTTCACCCCAATAAACACGATATCCACGAGTAACAGGATTGTTTGTTTGTCTTGTTGCAACAACCTCTTGGTCCATTGTACTCTTTGGTGAAAGATAAGGATTATGAATTGGAATTTTGGAACTTAAAAAGCTTCCGTCATAATCTACTAATTCTTCCAATTCGTCTTTTTTCTTATTTAAAGTTTTTTTAACGTCAGAATTATTTTTTAATTTTTTTTCTTTTTGAATTTTTGAAATTGTTTTTTCAACTTCTTTTTTATCTTTCTTGTCGAATTTAACAACTTCATCTTTTTTTCTGGCTTCAGTTAAAGTGTTAGAAACACTAAAATATACAGAAATATCTTCCTTCCCCTCTTTGATATAGAAGTAATATGGTGAACTAAAATATTCTTTATTAAATTCCATTTGGCTTTTTACATATAAATACTTTGATTTAACTATTTATCAATAGAATGGCTCAACAGAATATAAATCAATACAATTTTAATAAGTGGTACATTAAACCTGTACGTAAAATTTTTGACATATGTCTTGCTTCAGATGAAAGAGATTATAATGAAGAAGTAATATTTTCAACTGATTTAATTGCACAAAATGATGGTGATAGATTACCAATAAATTTTGATTTAAATAATAGTGGTTCGTCACAACAATTTACAATCACATATGGTGAATTTTTGTCGGCAAATACTTTAGTATCTTTAAATTATTATAATCCTGAAAGCGTTGATTTAAATTGTTTAACCGCATCCACCTTATGTGATATTGGATTAACAGGTATTGATAATGGTTTAGTACCTCAAATGACAGGGGAAACAATTAATTATACAATGGGTCTTTTCACTGGTACAAGTAAATGGGATAGATATTATTACGATAGAAGACAAAAATTAATCAATATTACAGGTTATACCAATCCTCCAAATGAACGATTTACAGGTAATACTTTAGAAACTGTTTATAATATGGTTTCAGTTGAGTTAGGTTCAGTCGGGTATTACAATCAATTGTATGGAGGATTTTACCAAGGGTTTTTTAAATTATTTGGTTACGATTATGAAACATTCCCAAATAGAACAAATGAAGGATGGACTGTTGAAATGTTGTTAAGAGCAAGACAAGTTGACCAATATGCGCCGTCAACAGGACAAACAACATTAAATTCAACATATCCTGAAAACACAAATACTTTCTTTTATTTTGGTACAAGAGCTGAAAATAAATTTTATCATCATGCGTCAGGTTCACCTGTTTCAGATAGTGGATATACAAGAGTTACTAGTGTTTTAGAGGGTTGTTTACAAACTTGTGCGTGTCAAAATTCGGGAGTAACTAATTCAAGATGTGTTGAAGTTTATCAACCATTAGTGTATACTGCACAACATGATACAACTTGTAACTGTGGTTGTAATTTAATAACAGAGGTTCCAAATAACGACAAAAACCCGTTATATGACTCAATGTCTAATTCATTTTCATTGCGATTATCAGGGGACCCTGCAAATCCAAAAGTTTGTGTTAAGGTTTTAACTTATACAGGAGGATGCGTTACTACAGGAACTTGTCCTACAACAGGAATTACATATGAAACAGGATATACTATTACAGAATATTGTTCTACAAATCAAATTTTTGATTATTGTGCAACAAATAGTCCTGATTATTTAAATAAAGAACATTGGTTTTTAATTGATTGTGTATGGGAAAGAAGTACCTATTATGATACTTGCGATTTATATTACAGAGGTGGATTAGGATTAATTACTGATACAGAATATGTTGATAGTTTATCAAACAACTCAACATTACTCATCCAACCACCAATTACTCACGAAGGTTCAACTCCCGCTCAACAGGTTGAAATTGTTAATCTAAACGAAAGATGGTTGATTGAAAGAAGTGACAGATTGGGTGCGTTAAAAATTTACGTTAATGGTAAATTATTTTTAGTGGTTAATGGATTTGAAGAGGTAATCCCAAGAGCGTTAAACACTGAAAAAGAAAAACAACTTGGTGTTCCTTTTAATATTTCTTGGGGTGGTGGTACACAAGGTTTAAGAGAAAGTTTGACATTCACAGGATGTCCAACAACCTTAACAGGATTAACGTATATGCAAGACCCTGAGGTTATGCCAAATCAAACATTATCAGGTTCTTCATATTCGGCGTTAACTACAAATATTTTAATTGAGCCAACATTTGGAGGTTCTTTTGACGGAGCAATTTCACAATTTAGAATGTATACTGAACCATTATCAGTTCCTGAAATTATTCACAATTTGGATATATTAAAACCAACATTTAATTTATTTGATTTTAGATGTCCTAACTGCTCTGATGGATTTGTAAATGACATTGGATTTGTTAAAACACAAAATAATATAACTTTTTCATCAGTAACTTTCCAAAATTATGAATATTATTTATATTATTCGCCTGAGGGACAAAATTTAAGAGAGTTTCTAAGTTACCATGATATTGCACCAACATTCCCACTTGTAGTCGATATAACAGTATCACCATTGGTTGAACATAATGGTTTTGGGACATATTATTTTTATTTCCCTCAAATTGACCAAACCATCGCAGTTTTAGTAAGTTTATTGAATAATTTATTTTTAGTCGGACCTGATGAATATTTATTAGGTGACGGAGGACCGTTGATAGTTTAATAAAATGAAGTATTTATAAATTAAAAAATGCCAACTTTTTCAGGTTTATATATTAATCAATTAAGTGCGACAACATCAGTTAACGGAAGTGATTTATTTGTTGTTTATCAAAACGGTACAACATACAATGTTATCAAAGATAATGTGGGGTTTTTAGATTTAACAGGTGGAACTGTTAATGGGTCAATTTCAGCAACAACTTATTATGGTGATGGTAGTAATTTATTAAATATACACCCACAATATAATGCTGGTGTTATTTCAGGGTCAAGTTTATGGGTGAGTAATGGTAATGGTTCAATTAATTTACCTTCAGTACCTGTCGCGTTATACAATAACTCAAATTTTATTGAACCTTTACAGGTTTATACAGTATCAAGTGGAACAACAGGAGTTGGTAGTATTCCTGCGTTATCAAATAATGACACTAATTATATTTTTATTGAGTATAACAACGGAAGTCCAAGATATAATGTATCAACATCAGATAGTACAATAAATGACAGTAATGTTGTTTTATACATGATTGTTTATAGAGCAAACAATTTTGTTCACACATTAGATTTTGGAAACTCTGGTGCGGGATTACCAAACAAATTAAACGATAGATTAATTTCTACCGATAGATTTGCTCGTGAAAGTGGTTTAGCGTTAGGATTAAGCGGTTCTACAGGTGTTGTTACTTTAACATCAGGAGTCGCTTGGAATGCTACAAATCGACAAACTTTAATTGCGGTAAATTCAATTAACGATATTTTCTTTAAAAACTTTCATAGTGGTGGAACTTGGGTTTATACAACAACTGCAACTACATTAAACAATTCATTTTATGATAATGGTACGAATTTAATTACAGCAACTGCTGGAAAATATTTGGTCAACTATTATTATCGAGGTCAAGAAATTGGAGACCATTTATACGAGGTTGTTAGTCAAAGTCAATATGATAATACTTCAGATGCTGAACTATCAACCGAACCATCATTACCCGAACTTATCACATCTCACGCATTTTTGGTGGGACGTATTATTGTTGGTGTTGGTTCTTTAACGGGGTTGGTTGAAAGTTCATTTGTCACAGTATTCCAATCTACACAAGTACAATCACATAATGATTTGGGTGGTATCCAGGGAGGTTCGGCAGGTCAATATTATCATTTAACATCTACTCAATATACAAATTTAGCTCAAACAAACGTCAATAATAGTTTTTCAACTAATCAAACTGTTAATGGTTATGTTTCCGCAACAACACTTTATTCATCATCATTAGTAACATCAGGTTCCGCAGTTTGTGTTGGTTCAAACGGTATTTTACAACAGTATAGTCCAACACAAGGTATTATAGTTTTAGGGGCTGGCGTAAATTCAACAGTTAGGTGTGGATTAAATAATTCAACAACAGGTGCTGCTTCTGGCGTATTATCAGGTTGTTTTAATACAACAAATGGTAATTTTTCATTTGTTGGTGGGGGTAGTGGAAATACTGCATCAGGAATATATTCATTTGTTGGTGGAGGTTTAAATAATAGAGCAGTATCTTCTTGTGATACAGTTGTTTCGGGTATTAACAATATTGCATCGGGTAATACTTCATTTGTCGGCGGAGGTAGTGGTAATAGTGCTGGTGGAGCATGTTCAGTTATTGGAGGGGGTCAATCTAACATCACAACAGGTGTTTATTTAAATACAATTGCGGGTGGAGGTCTTAATATTGTTTGTAGTACTTTTGGAGGAACAATTGGTGGAGGATTTGGTAATATTGTATCAGGAAACTATTCATTCATAGGTGGAGGAAATTGTAATACTACAAATTCAGATTGTTCATTTGTTGGCGGGGGTAGATTAAATTGTACATCAGGTTCGTTTTCATCTATTTTAGGTGGTAGCGGTAATACTGTTTCAGGTAACTATTCAGCGGCGATTGGTTGTGGATTAAACGCAACGGCTAGTTGTACTTTATATACAAATAATATAATAACAGGTACAATATCTGCAACAACATATAATAACTTACCTGTAAGTGCGGTTACAAGTGGAACAGGAATATCGGCATCAACAAGTAATGGAACTGTAACAATTACTAACACTTTACCTGACCGTACAGTTACAATTAGTGGTGGAACAAATATACAAATAGTGAGTTCATATCCAAATTTTGGAGTTAACTTTACAGGAAGTACATCAAGTAGTATTATTGTATCAGGTGCCGGGGTTAACTCAACTGTTAGATGTGGTGTTTCAAATACGTCTTCAGGAAAATATTCCGCATCTTTAGGAGGTTGTAGTAACAGTTCTTCAGGTCTTTATTCTTTTATTGGAGGAGGTAAAACAAATACTGCTTCTAATAGTGGTTCATTTATTGGTGGTGGATATAATAACACATCATCGTCAATTTATTCAGTTATGGTTGGGGGAGGATTTAATACGGTATCCGCATGTAGAGGTGTCGTAGTGGGAGGTTATTTAAATAAAGCGTGTGGTACACTTTACTCAATTGTTGTTGGTGGAAGTGAGAATATTTCATCAGGTAATACGTCAACAATTAATGGTGGTTATAGAAATACTGCGGGTGGGGATTGTTCGTTTATAGGTGGAGGAAGTTTTAACACGTCAAGCGGAAGTTACTCAACAATAGGTGGAGGTTGTAAAAACACCGCGAGTAATGGTAATTCCACCGTTGGGGGAGGACAAACTAACACCGCAAGTAGTTTTTACTCAACCGTAAGTGGAGGACGATGTAATAGTAGTAGTGCTACGTATACAACAGTTAGTGGTGGTTATAAAAATCTATCATCCGGTATTGCTTCTGCTGTAGTTGGGGGTAAATGCAATATTTCTTCAGGTTCATTTTCATCTGTTTTAGGTGGTAGTGGTAATACTGTTTCAGGTAAGTATTCAGGAGCAATTGGATGTGGATTAAACGCATCTGCAAACTGTACATTTTACACAAATAACTTCTGTGCTTGTGGTAGTATATACTCAAGTTCTTTAAATACTTCAGGATGTGCAGTATGTGTTGGAGCGAATGGTTTATTAACAGGGTATACGGCATCTGTTGGTGGTGGAGGTATTATCATTTCAGGGTCAGGAACTAACTCAACGGTTAGATGTGGAGTTGGTAACACTGCGTCAGCATCGTATTCAGCGTCTTTAGCCGGTAGTGGAAATACTGCTTCAGGTATTTATTCATTCATTGGTGGAGGTTTTTGCAACATAGCAAGTGGTATTACATCAACTATAAGTGGAGGTTATAAAAACATCGCAGGTGGGAATTGTTCATTTGTCGGTGGTGGATGTTTAAACTATTCATTAAGTTGTGGTACTTTTATTGGTGGAGGGTGTAAAAATACTGCAAGTGGTTCATATTCATTTATTGGTGGCGGGGTGGTTAATTTAACTTGTAATGGGGGGTTATATAGTTTTATTGGTGGAGGAGTTTTTAATTGTACAAGTGGACATTCGGCCTCTATAGGTGCTGGTTATGGTAATATTGCAGGTGGATGTTGTTCATTTGTTGGTGGAGGAAATTGTAATTACTCATTAAATAATCTGGTGACAATTGCTGGTGGTGATAGAAACATTGCAAGTGGTTTAACAGCTACAATTGGTGGAGGGGCTTTAAACATATCAAGTGGAGTCACATCAACAGTTGCTGGAGGACAAAGTAATACAGGTGGAGGAAGTGCATCGTTTGTTGGTGGTGGTTTTTGTAACCGAGCGTTGTCACAATACTCAAATATTGTAGGAGGTAGATTTAATACAGTATGTGCTGTTTACTCGACTGTAAGTGGAGGATATTGTAATATTATAACAGGAAGTACCTCAACCGTAAGTAGTGGGGATAGAAATATTGTAGGTGGAGCATGTTCATTTATTGGTTCAGGAATTTTTAATTACAACACAGGAACTACTTCAGTTTTGATTGGAGGTTATTCAAACCAAGTTTTATCTAATTGTTCATTTATTGGTGGTGGTTCTAGTAATATATCATCAGGAAATACTTCAGTTTTAGTTGGAGGTTTGTCAAACCAAGTTTTATGTAATTGTTCATTTGTTGGTGGTGGTAATTCCAATATATCATCAGGATGTACTTCGGTAATTGTTGGAGGACAAGGTAATATTGCACAAGATACATATTCGATAGTTATGGGTGGGCTTGGTAACTGTGCCGCAGGAGCTAGTACAATTGTAGTAGGTGGTAATAATAATTGTGCCTTTGGTACGTATTCAATTGTTGTTGGTGGTTTCAATAATAAAAGTTTACCACAATCCGCGTTTTTGGCGTCAAATTTTATTGGGGGTGGTCAATATAACATTTCGTCAGGTTTCACATCAACAATTGTTGGTGGTCAATGTAATATTGCGGGAGGTAACTCTTCTTTTATTGGGGGAGGTTTAAGAAATATATCTACTAATTGTGGGACAGTAGTGTCAGGAGGTAGAGATAACACTGTTAGTTCAATTTGGTCTTTTATTGGTGGTGGTAGTGGTAACACAGTTTCATCAGCGTACTCTTCAATCAATTCTGGAAGAAATAATACAGTTCTTCAATTTGGTATTCACAACTCAATAAATTCAGGTTCTGGAAATACAATTTTTTCATCAAGCCAATATTCATTTATTGGTTCAGGATGTTTTAATACAATTGGTACATCAGTTTGTTTTTCGGCAATAGTTGCTGGAGACACAAATTGTATTAACTCAAATTCCTCTTTTATTGGTGGGGGAAGATATAATACTGCAAGTGGTACGACATCAACAATTAGTGGTGGTTATAAAAACTGTGTAGGTGGAGCTTGTTCATTTGTTGGTGGAGGTAGTGGAAATACAGTTAATGCCACCTTTAGTGCGATTTTAGCGGGTAGTGGAAATACGATACCATCAACAGGTACCACATCATTTATTATTGGTGCAAACATTAATTCTGATAGAAGTTGTACAACATTTGTAAATAACTTATCAATTAAATCAATTCCGACATCATCTGCAGGTCTTCCTTCAGGGTCTGTTTGGAGTAATGCCGGAGTTTTAAATATTGTCCCTTAATAACATTTATTTTTGATTTATTCATATTATGTTTTTCACAAAAACAAACATATGAATATAATATTTCAAATTAATGGTGGTATCGGTAAATGTGTTATGGGAACCGCTATCTGTGAAATCATAAAGAAAAAATACCCAGAATCAAAATTAATCGTTGTATCAGGTTATCCTGATGTATTTTTAAATAACCCATTTGTTGATAGAGCTTATGCTTTTGGTGAACACAAATATTTCTACTCAGATTATATTGAAAATGGTGATTTTAAAGTATTTGCTCATGACCCATATCTTGATACAGAACATCTTAAGAGTGAAGAACATGTAATTCAAACTTGGTGTAAATTGTTTGATTTGGAATATAATGGTGAAAAAACAAACATTTATATTACTGAAAGAGAACAACAATTTTACTCTAAGAAATACACTACCGACAAACCAATTATGGTAATTCAAACAAATGGTGGTGTTGAACAAAATATGAAGTATTCTTGGGCTCGTGACATTCCTCATCACATTGCACAACAAGTTGTTGATAAATTAAAATATGCTTACACCATCTTCCATATTAGAAGAGATGACCAACCATCATTAAGAGATACTGTTCAATTAACAGATAGTTTTAGAGCAGTTGCAATAGTGATTGCAATGAGTTCAAAAAGATTATTTATGGATAGTTTTGCACAACATGTTTCATCGGCTTTAGGGATGACATCAACAGTTTTATGGATTGCAAATTCACCAAAAGTTTTTGGGTATGGTATTAATAAAAATATTGTCCATAATCAATTTACTAAAAAACCTGAACTTAAATTATCTTATTTAAATAAGTTTAACATTTTAGGTGAGCCAATGGAATTCCCATATAATTCTGAAGAAGAAATTTTTAATATTGAAGACGTATTAAAATCTTTAGAGGACTAATATGAATATACCTATTCCACAAAAGATAGAAGTTAAAGCATCCCCCATTCATGGATTGGGGGTTTTTGATAAAGAAAAAATTTTAAAAGACGAAATTATTGAAACTTGTTATGCAATATTTTTCAGAACAGATTTAGGTGATTTAAATGATGTCTTATTAAAATACCGATTTTCATATCCTTGTGGTACACAACCGACACATTTTGCAATACCATTAGGTTATGGTTGTATCTACAATCATAGTGAAAATAATAACGCTTTTTGGACCTGTGATTCTAACTCAGCTCTTTACTATTTCGTGTCAAATCGTGATATTGAAATCGGTGAGGAAATTTGTACTTCATACGGAGGTCCTGATTATTGGAAATTTATTAAAACAATTATATAATGGAAAAATTATTCTTTCAAAGTTCACTACCAAGAGCTGGTAGTACAATGTTACAAAACATTTTAGCTCAAAATCCTGATGTTTATGCAACACCTACAAGTGGTGTATTGGAATTAATTTATGGTGCAAGAGCCAATTATTCATCATCACCTGAATTCAAAGCACAAGATGCTGAATTAATGAAAAAAGGTTATCTATCTTTTTGTAAACAAGGTGTTGAAGGTTTCTTTAATGCAATTACAGATAAAAAATATGTTGTGGATAAAAGTAGAGGATGGGGAGTTCACTATGGATTTTTAAACGAGGTATTCCCTGAGCCAAAGATTGTCTGTATGGTTAGGGATTTACGTGATATTTTCTGTTCTATGGAAAAGAATTTCCGTAAAAGTCAGTATAAAGATATGGGTATTGTTAATCATGCTGAGTTACAAGGAACATCAACTCCAAAAAGAATTGATATTTGGGCTAACTCACAACCTGTTGGTATGGCGATTGAACGATTGGGTGAAATTTTTAGACAAGGAATTAATGAAAAAATGTTGTTTATTAGATATGAAGATTTATGTTTGTATCCTGAGGCAACTATGTTAAAGATTTACAACTATTTAGAAATTCCTTTCTTTGAACATGACTTTGATAACATTGAACAAGTCACCAAAGAAGATGATGAGATTTATGGTATGTTTGGTGACCATACAATTAGAAAGTCATTAGAATTAACTCCGTCATCTGCAGTTAAAGTTCTTGGACAAGATGTAAGTGATTGGATTTATAATAATTACCAATGGTTTTACGAAATTTTTAATTATCAAAAGAATATATGATTTATTGGTTTACAGGTCAGCCAGGAGCTGGAAAAACAACATTGGCAAATGCTTTAATTGAAAAGTGTTCAGACACTTGTATTAATGTTGACGGAGATGGTTTAAGAGAACTATTTCAAAATTTTGATTACTCACCTGAAGGTAGAGTTAAGAACATCCAATCTGTTATAGATTTGGCTCGTTTTTTAGACCATAAGGGATTTACCGTAGTTATTTCGGTAGTAGCGCCTTACAAAGAAATGAGGGATACTTTAAAAAGAACAAATGAAGTTGTTGAACTTTACGTTCACACAAGTGAAATTAGGGGTAGAGAACAAAACTTTGTTAAAGAGTATGAACAACCTACTGAAAACTTCATAGATATTGATACGACAAATAAAACAATAGACGAATGTCTTGATTTAATACCTTTTAACAGAAAATGAGTACTTGGGATAAGAAAATTCACGTAGAGTCATCACTACCTGCAAAAGATGGACAATATGCTATGTTTGTTGGTAGATGGCAACCTTTACATAAAGGGCATCAATCATTGTTTCAAGAAGCTTTAGATGAAGGTAAAAATGTTTTAATCTGTATTAGAGACATTCAACCTGATGAAAAAAATCCATATAGTGCTGAAGAAGTTAAAAAGAATATTGAGGAACATTATTCTGATATGGGTGACAAGATAAAAGTCATGGTAATTCCTGACATTTGTTCTATTGAATTTGGACGAGGTGTTGGTTATAATATTATTGAGAGAATTCCACCTCAAGAAATACACGATATTTCTGCAACTAAAATCAGAGAGGAATTAAGAGCTCAAGGAAAATTATGAAAAACAAAATTAAAAAATTTCAAATTAGATTCAATGTAAAATCAACATCCGATGAAGACAGATGGAGATTAATTGAAAATGGAAATGAAATATTGGTGTCTGAGATTATTATTGATGGTCATACGTCAACGACAAAAGATTGGATGCCCGAATTAGGTGAATATAAATGGCATATCAGTTGTGAAGGACATTGTAAGGTTGTTGATAATGTTGCATACGTTACAACGGTTAAAGAAGAAACTGTTCTTCTTCGTCATATCTTAAAAACAATTTCTTATAGATTACTTGGTACGTTAACAACTGTATTAGTAGCTCTTTCTTGTGGAGTATCTTTAGAAATGTCTTCTTTATTAGGTATTGGTGAGTTAACATTAAAACCTGTTATCTATTTCTTTCACGAGAGAATGTGGTACAAGTACGTGAAAATAAAAAAAAAATAATTTATATTTTTTACTTTTTAACTAAGATTTGATTATGAAAATCTTCATTCAAATCGCCTCATATAGAGACCCACAATTAATACCGACAATTAAATCAGCTTTAGAAAATGCTAATAAACCAGATAATTTGGTTTTTGGTATTGCTCATCAATATCATCCTGAAGATAAGTTTGATGATTTATCTGAATATAGAAACGATGAAAGATTTAGAATAATTGATATTCTTTATTATGAATCTAGAGGAGCATGTTGGGCAAGAAATCAAATACAACAAGTGTATAATAAAGAAAATTACACTCTTCAAATCGACTCACACATGAGGTTTACGCCTAATTGGGATGTTGAAATGATTAAAATGATTAAGGACTTGCAAAAGAAAGGCTATAAGAAACCATTGTTAACAGGTTATGTTTCATCTTTTGACCCTGATAATGACCCAAATGGTAGAACACAAGAGCCATGGAGAATGGCGTTTGATAGATTTATTCCCGAAGGTGCTGTGTTTTTTTTACCTGAAACAATTCCTGACTGGCGTAATTTAACTGAACCTGTAACGGCAAGATTTTATTCTGCACACTTTTGTTTTACATTAGGAAAGTTTGCTAAGGAGGTTCAACACGACCCTGAGTTTTATTTTCATGGTGAAGAAATTTCAATTGCTGCAAGAGCGTATACTCATGGATATGATTTATTCCATCCTCATAAAGTTTTGATTTGGCATGAATATACAAGAAAAGGACGAACCAAACAGTGGGATGATGACTCTCAGTGGGTACATAAAAATAATTTTGCTCACAAAAAAAACCGCTCCCTTTTTGGAATGGATGATGAGGAAAATATGAATCACGGTAAGTATGGTTTTGGCAAGGTTAGAAGTTTAAGAGATTATGAAAAATATTCAGGGTTACTCTTTTCTAAGAGAGCCGTTCAACAATATACCTTAGATAAAGGTTATCCACCTAATCCATATGACTTCAACTCAGAGGAAGAATGGTTAAAATCGTTTACATCAGTTTTTAAACACTGTATTGATATTGGGTTTACACAAGTCCCTGAAAAAGATTACGATTTTTGGGTTGTTGCGTTTCATAATGAAAAAGATGAAACCATTTACAGACAAGATGCGGACAAGAATGAAATTGCTCGTATGATGAATGACCCTGATGGTTATTGTAAGGTTTGGAGGGAGTTTTTAACTGATTCAAAACCTAAATATTGGGTTGTTTGGCCACATTCAGAATCAAAAGATTGGTGTGAAAGATTAACAGGAAATTTATAATTATGAGTTTTACATTTGCAACATTTTGTTTTGGTGAACGTTATTATGGACAAGTAAACCGATTTATTGATGATATATCATCATCATCTTATCAACCTTCATTAGTTGTATTAACTGACAATGAAGAAATGATTACAAAGAAAGATTTTGTTAAAACATTTAATGTTAATGAATTTAATTCACAATATCTTAATTACCAAACAAATTATTATGACTTTGATTTTTCGGTTAAACGATATGCTGTTAGAGCTTCGGTTAATTTAGGGTTCACCAAAGTTATACTGGTAGATGCTGATATGAGAGTTAATCCTTCATTATTTAACGAAGAACATATCTTAAATTCCTTTATTGAAAATTCTGTTTCAGGTCCTGTCACTTACAATTTTTCTGAACAAATTCAATCCAATAGTGAGTTAGGTAGAAGATTATTACATTATGAAACTGTTTTTAATTTTGAAACTGATAAGGAAAAATTAGGTATTATGCCTGAAGATTGTGTTCAATATTTAGATATTGAAAAAGATAAGTTTATTCAATTTTTAGATACATGGGATAAATGTATTGAACATAAGAAGAACGATGGGTTACGAAATATTCCCGCAGGTAATATAGATGAGATGTGTTTTTCGGCACTTTATAACGGAATAGAGCTTGGAAATAATTCAAATAAATCTTTAAACATTATTTACGCCGAACATGACAAATGGTACTAAAATAATATCCGCAATATACGAATTAAAATACGTAGAAGGGATTAATAGTGAAAGATATAAAAATTTTCCATTATTAGTTGCAACAATAAAAAACATAATTTATCCTGAATATCGTTACGTAATTTATACTGACCAAAATTCTTATGATAAATTTAATTTAAAATATGAATTTGATTTTCCTAATGTAGAATTCAAATTTAAGGAATTGAATACATCTGAAACTTGTGAATTAATTGAAAGGATTAGAACACAAGAATTGTCAGGGGGTATTAACTACGATAGAATTTATTGTGTTAACAATTATTTAGAAGTTGTTTTAAATAAACTTAAATTTTTAATTGATGAGTCGCATGATTGTGATAATATCTTTTGGATAGATGCAGGATTAATTGGAACTTCTTGTCATGATGGATGGAGGGATTATATGGCTCCGTTAATTAATTCAAAAAACTTTTTGAATAAAGTGGTGGATAAAATAAACCAACACGGGTTTATTCATTTAAAAGGTAATTCAATTGTTATGAATTATGAAACGGTTTCTAAGTTTAATCAACTATTTGGTGTTGAATTAAAGGTTGTTCCTGGATGTCTATTTGGTGGAACATCAGAAAAAGTTAGACATATTTTAGACGGATATTTAGACATTTTTAATCAATATTTAACCACACATAACCAACTTATTAGTGAACAAGAGGTCCTTACGGCTATTACAGGTAAACATTCCGATAAATGTTACGCTTTTGAATTTGGAGATTGGTTGGATTTACAAAAAGCTTTCTTAGACATTTTAGACATTTATGACGAAACAAAATATGTAAGGGAGAAATGTTATGTTTAGTTATAACATAGTTTGTACTTCTATCGGAAGAGAAACATTACCAAGATTGATTGAGTCATTTAAAGACCAATTAGACGCAACAGATATTTTTACAATTATTTCAGATATTAATCACGACTTTGTTTCGGAAGTATTATCAAAATATGAGTTTAATTTTAAAGTTAATCACATAAAAAATTCAGGTGAAAGAAAATGGAAATATGGTCATCCATTAATTAATGAAAACATTAATTCATTAGAAGGTGATTTTATCATGTTTGCAGATGATGACGATAGATACACAGAAGAAGCGTTTAAAGTGATTAAAGAAACGGTTAAAAACAAAAATAAATTATACATCTTTAAACATAATTGGCTTGGAGATATTAATTGGAGGTTAAAAGATTTTACAAGAGGTAATGTTGGTAAATGTATGGGAGTAATACCTAACACACATAATTTACCATTATTTCAAGAGGATGTTTTTGGTGATGTGATTTTTTATGAACAGATAGGTCAAATGTTTGAAAGTGAATTTGTTGATTATATAATCTATAAAGTTAGGGATACGGAATGAGTAATATTACATTAGTAACAGGTTTATGGAATATTGGGAGGGATAATTTAGAAGAAGGATGGTCCCGTTCTTTTTCACATTATTTGGAAAAATTTGAACAACTATTAAAGGTTGAAGAAAACTTAATAATTTTTGGTGAAAAGGAATTGGAAGAATTTGTTTGGGAAAAAAGAAATCAAAACAACACCCAGTTTATTCTGAGGGATAAAAGTTGGTTTATTGAAAATGATTTTTATGATAAAATTCAAAAGATAAGAACAAATCCTGATTGGTATAATCAATCAGGGTGGTTAAAAGAATCGACACAAGGTAGATTAGAAATGTATAATCCTCTTGTTATGTCCAAAATGTTTTTGTTAAATGACGCGAGAATAATGGATAGGTTTGATTCGGAATTTTTATTTTGGATTGATGCGGGATTAACCAATACTGTTCATCCTGGTTATTTTACACACGACAAAGTTTTAGATAAGTTTGGCAAATATATTAATAAATTCATATTTGTTTGTTTTCCATATAACGCAAATAATGAAATACACGGATTTTCATATCCATCAATAAATGATTGGGCAAATGATGATGTAAAAAAAGTTGCTCGTGGTGGTTTCTTTGGTGGTCCAAAAGAAACTATATCACAGATAAATGGTGAGTATTATAACTTATTAAATGAAACCTTATCACAAGGTTACATGGGAACCGAAGAGTCAATATTTTCAATAATGGTATATAAGTTTCCTGAACTTGTAGATTACTTTGAAATTGAATCAAATGGTTTGTTCGGGAAATTTTTTGAGGATTTAAAAAATGATGAATTAGTTAAACAAACTGAATATAAAGTTGTTGTTCCTGATTTGGATATTGAAAAAGTCGGTTTATATGTTATTTCGTTTAATAGTCCAAAACAATTTGAAACTTTAATTAAATCAATGATTGAATATGATAGGGATTTTATAGATAAAACAAAAAAATATTTACTTGATAATTCAGTTGATTTAACTACAACACCAAGATATGTAGAATTATGTGAAGAGTATGGTTTTGAACATATTAAAAAAGATAATCTTGGAATTTGTGGTGGAAGACAGTTTGTGTCAGACCATTTTAATGAATCCGATTTAGACATTAGTATTTGGTCAGAGGATGATATGTTTTTTCAAAATAAACCTGAAGAAACTTGCCGAAATGGATTTAATCGTTATACACCTAATCTTTATCAAAAATGTTTAGAAATAGTTCAAAAAGAAAAGTTTGATTTTCTTAAAATTAATTTTACAGAGTTTTACGGTGATAATAGTGTTCAGTTTAGTTGGTATAATACTCCGCAAGATTTTAGGAGCTCTAATTGGCCAAATAATCCTAAACTACCAAATAATGGATTATCTTCAAACGCTCCTTTAACTGAATTTAAAAATATTAAATCTTATAGAGGTTTACCATATGTGACCGGAGAAATTTATTATTGTAATTGGACACATTTTATAACTAAAGAAGGAAATCGTAAAATGTTTCAAGACACAAAATGGGGTAGTCCTTATGAACAAACGTGGATGTCACACATTTATCAAGAAACTATTAAAGGAAAAATTAATCCTGGATTATTGTTATTAACTCCTGTTGAACATAATCGTTTTCATCATTATGACGGCTCATTAAGACGAGAAAATTAAAAGATAATTTTATTACCTTTGATAAGATTATCCTTAGCCCAAAGTGGTTGTAAGTTGGTATAATGACAAAGTTTATAAATTTCATCTTCAGATTTTGCTGACGACAATGGTATTATATGGTCAATGTGCCATCCATAAAAACCGTGATTTTCCCAAGTCATACTATCAGTAAATTTTTCTTCTAAATAATGTTTAAGAAATTCGGGAGAACATCCAATAACTTCATTAATAGATTTGTTTTTTTTATAACTTTTAAAGTTAAGTAAATTCCTTAATCGAGAACTTAATTTATGTCTCAATTTAAATAAAACATCTTCATTATATTTTTTTTTACGATAAATTCTGTGTTTATCTATATATAATTTATTTTTATCTTTAATTTTTTCTTTATTTATTCCGTAATATTTTGAACGGTATTCATTACGTTCTTCGCGGGTTTTATCGTACCATATTTTATAGTATTGAGGATTTTGTAATCTTTTAATCTTTTCATCCTCACTCTGACAAATTTTGCATCGACTTTTATAATATTGTGTTCCATTTTTACTAACGGATTTTTTATTGTACTCACAAACTTCTTTTTCAATATTACATTTACTACAAATTTTTGTTTTCATAATATTCTTTTAATAATTTGTTTATCAGAGATGATTTTTTAGTTTTATCATTAACCATCCTATCAAATAATTCTCGGTCTAAACTGATTCCGAATTTAACTTTTCGGTCTTCTTTAAGTTTCATTTTTCTACCCATATATTATAAATATTACATAATTTAAAAAAGTTTCACTTTTATAATTTTAATTAATGTTAAGTTAGATATTTATAAAAAAAAGTATCTATGGAGTTTTTCATTAATCAAGGGGCAACTTTACCAATTTTAAAAATGCAAGTCGTTAAAGACGGAGTTGCGGAAATAGATGAATTTATGGACATGATTGAAAAATCAACTGTATATTTTTCTATGATGAACTTACAGACGGGTGCTTACAGAATATTAAACAATATTGCTGGTTTTGTTGAAAAGACATTTGTTGACCCAAATGCTAAGACGGAATATTATTTATATTACAAATTTAATGGAACTGAAACAAGTCAAGTCGGTTTATATCGAGGTGAGTTTGTTTTGGCTAATGATGAAGGAACACAAATATTACCTTTAAGGGAAGAGCTTATAATAAAAATTGGTGAGAGTTATGTTATGACATAAGATGGAATGGATAATTAAACAAAATGCAACGTTACCAATTTTTCAATTTGAGATTGCAAGAGATGGTAGGAGTGATTTTAGAAGAAGTCATTACATTTTTAATACTAATTTTTACATTTCTGTTTATGATGAGGTAACAAAAAAAGTTAGAGTTGCTTCAAAACCTTGTTATGTTACAACAAGTGCTTCCACATCCAATCCTGATGAAGTAATTTATTATGTGAATTACAAATTCACTCATCAGGAAACAAAAATAGCTGGTGATTTTATTGCTCAAATTTCGGCGATTAATTCTGACGGAACAATTGTTCTTCCGTTGAGGGATAAAATTACTATTTCAGTTTTAGAAAGTTTCAGTTTAGATTATCAAGATTATTTGGACAATTACATTATTCAAAGACCTTGTTGTCCAATAATTAAAGTTGAACCTATAATACCATTTAGTTGTGAGGTTTATTTAATCACTGAAAATGGTTTGAATTTATTAACTGAATCGGGTGATTATTTAGTATCTGAAATAAATGAATGTCCTCCTACTCAGTGTGAAGTTGGAATTGTCGCCGAAAATGGTGATTATCTTCTTACTGAATTTGGTGAATATTTAATTGAAGAAGAAACTATTTGTTAAAATACATAAAGAAAGAATATTTATTTAATATGTCAACTATAAAAATTTCGCAATTACCATTAGGAACTCCAAATCCAAATGATATATTACCATTTGTACAAAGTGGTGTAACCAAGCAATCATATATTTCAGGGATAACCGCAAATTCTGGAAGTGGTGTAATAATTCAGGGTGAGGGTAATAATTCAACTGTTCGTTGTGGTGTAAATAATACTGCGTCAGGTAATTATTCCGCGGCTTTAGCTGGTTGTGGTAATATATCAAGTGATTACGGAGCAACTGTTGCAGGTGGAAGTAATAACACCTCAAGTTGTTATGGAGCAACTGTAAGTGGTGGGTATGGTAATACTGCGAGTAATGGTTACTCATCTGTATTAGGAGGATATGATAACACCGCAAGTGGTAATTATTCATCTGTGGCTGGTGGTTTTAGTAATACGTCAAGTGGTTATAACTCATTAATTAGTGGTGGACGACGAAATACTGCTTCAACTCAATTTTCAAATATTAATGGAGGAATATGTAATACTATTACAAATAATGCATATTATTCATCAGTTGGTGGTGGATGTTGTAATACTGTTTGTGATAATGCTTGTTTTTCAACAGTAAGTTCAGGATACCGTAACTGTATTACAATACCTTATTCTGTTATAGTTGGTGGAAGAAATAACTGTTTAATTAACTTTGGACAATGTTCAGTAATTGCAGGAGGTGCCGGTAACACTATTAGTGGTTACGGTTCAGTAATTAGTGGAGGTTATAATAATACTGTAAGTGAAAATAGTTCAACAATTAGTGGAGGTTATGGTAACACTGCAAGTGGTTATAACTCAACAATTAGTGGTGGTTATCGTAATACTGCATCGTCATATTATACATTCATTGGTGGAGGTCTTTGTAACGTCGTTTCAAGTTGTTGTAGTGTAGTTGTTGGGGGTATGTGTAATGAAAATACTTCACAAAGAAGTTCAATTGTAGGTGGTAGTGGTAACTATTTAGGAACACCATCAAACGGTTCATTTATTGGGTCGGGTCAGGCTAACGTAACAGAAAATCCTAATAGTGTTATTGCAGGTGGTTTAAATAATCAAATAGGTAATGTTAATTCATATCAGGTATACTGTTTTAATGGTAATGAAGTATGGTTAAACGGTGACCAATCAGGAAGTATTCAAACTGGTCAACTTGTTGAAATGTATAATCCGGGGTCACAAAGAACCACAAAAGGACAAGTATACAATTCGTACTATAATGGTGGAGGTTATACTATTGTTCAATTTTATGGTAACGGAGGACCAAGTTTTTCATATAATAATTCATACCTTATTAACTTAACGACATCATCACAATACGGTTCAAACAACGTAATTGGTGGTGGATATAATAACACAGTTAAAAATGACTATGGTGTAATTGTTGGAGGATGTAGTAACTACATTGACTCACAATTTTCATTTGTTGGGGCGGGAAGATATAACTGTATCATAGGTAGTGAAGGAGCTGAATACTCAACAATTGGGGGTGGACAATCTAATACCATTTGTGGTAGTAATGTGTATGACTCAACAATTGGTGGTGGTGAAAATAACAGCATATGTGGCAATTCTAGACACTCAACAATTAGTGGGGGATATAATAACCATATATATAATGACAGTTATTGTTCAACAATTAGTGGAGGATATAGTAACTGTATTTATGAAAATACATATTCATCCACAATCAGTGGTGGATATCGTAACTGTATTTACGGAAATAGCTACTGTTCAACAATTAGTGGAGGGTATTTTAATTGTATTCTTGATAATACATATTCATCCACAATCAGTGGTGGATATCGTAACTGTATAAATGGTAATTCTAGATATTCAACAATTAGTGGTGGATACTGTAACACATTGAGTAATTACTCTTGTATATCAACAATCGGTGGTGGATATAGAAACTGTGTGATAAATTGTGCTTGTTTTTCTGTAATCGGTGGGGGTCAATACAATTCAATTGTTCCCCAACGAAGTGGTTACTCCATCATTGCCGGTGGAGCTAGCAATACAATATCAGGAACTTATGGATACTCATCAATTTTAGGAGGAGCAAATAATACAATATCAAATTATTACGGTGCGGCAACAATCAGTGGAGGATATAATAATACAATATCATCTTGTTGTGGTGGAACAATAGGTGGAGGTATTAGCAACCGTATTACTTGTATACACGAACTAAACTCAAGAGGACTTTCAAATATTACAATGGGATGTTGTAATGTTATTTGTGATATATCTTTATCGTCTATCCAAGCGGGTACTGCCAACATAATTAGTTGGGAAGATTTTGGAGGAATTTTACCTGATACATATGTTAGAAATTCATCATTTATTAATGGTGGTTCGGGTAATATTATTTACGGTTCAAACAACTCTATTAATGGTGGTGTGGGGAATACTATGTCTAACTGTTATGGTAGATTTAATAATATTAATGGAAGTCAAAGTAATGTAGTTTGTATAGGTGGTAACGTTACAAGTGGATTTAAATCAGGTCAAGTATTAATTTCATTTAATAGTAGTGATAATCTCTCGTATCGCTCAACGGTTAGCAATTATTATTATAACAGTGAAATTAACAGCACAATAGTTAATGTTAACGGGTATTTAGGTCAAGCAAAGAGTACATATTGTGTATTAAACACAGGCATTATGGGAAGTAATTTCCGTGGAGCAATTAGTTCAGTAATCGGTGGTGGGTCGTTTAACTCATTAGAAGGTGGTTGTAATACTATAAGTGGTGGATATAGTAACTGTATTTGTAAAGACGGTAATAATTCATACACTTATAGCACAACAATTAGTGGAGGTTATTGTAATACAACACGTTCAAGTTATTCAACTATTAGTGGTGGTTATTGTAATAGTATTAATGTAGGGTTACATCATACTATTGGTGGTGGATGTCGTAATACTATAACTGGTTACGACCTTACTCAAACAGGAAGTAGAATAAATACAATATCTGGAGGTTATAATAACACAATTTGTACCACTCAATCATCAGGGGCTAAGTTTAATTATATAATAAACAGTTATGGAAATACCATAAGTGGAGGTTATCGAAATAACTTAACAAACTCAGATTACTCAACAGTTAGCGGTGGATATCGTAACTGTATTTTAACGGGTGGATATCAAACAATTAGTGGTGGTTATCACAATACAATAAGTGGATATTATGGAAATGACCCATATAACGGTAATTATAAATATAACTTTAACACAATAAATGGTGGATATTGTAACACAATAAGTGGATATTATATATCACAATATAATGCAATATCAGGTGGATATTGTAACACAATGTCTCAATATAATGATAATAAGGCATCTACAATTAGTGGTGGTTATCGTAACACAATAAGTAATTATTATACAACTATTGGCGGTGGTGCTTATAATGCTTCAACTGGCACTCATGCATTCATAGGTGGTGGCCGTCAAAACACCTCAAGTAATAATTACTCAACCGTAGCTGGTGGAGTTCAAAATAGTGCCAATGGAAGTGTATCATTTGTTGGTGGTGGACGTAATAACACCGCGAGTAATAACTACGCGACCGTAGTTGGTGGTCAAAATAACATCGCAAATGGTTATAGGACATTTGTAGGTGGGGGTCTTCAAAACACCGCAAGTAATAACTACGCGACCGTAGTTGGTGGTTCTAGTAACACCGCAAGTGGTATTTACTCATTTATTGCCGGAGGTTATGGTAACAATACAAATGGTTATTTTAAATCGTTTATTATTGGTTCAAATATCACCGCAGATATGGCTTGTGCAACATTTGTCAACCAATTATCAATAAAGAACATACCAACATCTTCAGCAGGTCTTCCATCAGGAGCAATATGGAAAGACACAGGAGCAGGTAACGTATTAAAAATTGTCTAAAATAATAAAACTATATATTTATAAATAAAAAAACAAAATGAAAAAATTTTCAACAATACATGTGTTTGGGTACGGAGAAACTCAAATTATTGGAAACGAACATAATGGAAAAGTTCAATCATCTGAATTAACAAGTTTAACAGATTTTGTTGACCACGTAAAAACATTTTTACCAGCAACAGGTGTGACATTAACAAACTATCACGTAATTCATATTTTTCAAGGTAGTGATGTTAGATATTTAGGTGTTGGTACTGAAGATAGAAAAGAAAACACATCTTTTTCAGTTAAATGGGAACAGTTAAATCAAGTTATTTTGGATGTTTTTGTTAATGAAATCATTTCAAAATTACCAACCAACTAATTTGAATTAAAATAATATTACAAAAACCCCAACCAATGGGGTTTTTTTATTTAATCAAGAAGATTTAAAAAAAAAGAAAAATATATATTATATAGAAAATGGAATGGTTTATAAAGAAAAATTCAACTTTACCTGTCTTTCAAATAGAAATTGATAAAGATGGAAGAAGTGGTTTTCATAATAATTGGAACCTAACAGGACAAACTGTTTATATTTCTTTATATGATGAAATAACAAAAAAGTTTTTGATTAGTTCAAAACCATGTTATTTAACTTATAGTTCATCAACAATTAATGATGATATTTCCTGTTATTTAAATTATCAGTTAACTTATCGTGAAACAAATAAAATGGGAAGGTATGAAGTTCAACTTTCCATTATTAAAAACGGTGAAACACTTGTTTTACCTTTAAAAGAAAAAGTTTATATAAGTGTGATTGATAGTTTTTCATTAAACTACGTTGGCTTTAATAACAACTATGAAATAGATAGACCTTGTTGTAAGAACCCTGACCCTACCACTACGGCAACCGCAGTTACAAGAACCCCAACAAGAACTCCAACACCAACTGTAACTCCAACAAATACCGTTACCCCAACAGTCACTCCGACAAATACTATGACACCAACCGTAACTCCAAGTAATACTCAAACACAAACAAATACACCAACACAAACAAATACTCCGACTCCATCAGTAAGTGCAACATTAATACCAACAAATACACCAACAAGCACCCCAACAAATACTGTAACCCCTTCAATTACACAATCTAAAACTCCAACACCTACAGTAACTCAAAGTGTTGGCGCGTTAGTTGTTCCTTTATGTTCGGTAATTTATGTTGATAACAATAATGACATTTATAGTTATAACATTAATACAAATATAAGTACGTTTTTACCAATACCATTTACAATTTATAATTTAGATATTGCCCATACTCAAAATAAATTATGGACAACAATTAATACATCAGTAAGAGAGTGGAATATTACTTTAAATCCATTTACCGCAACTTATAGTAGAGATTTAAACTTCCCATTCTTTATAGGAGCAGGTTTAGGAGCAATTAATGATACTACACTTATCGTTACAAATATATCGGCACCTCAATCAGTTTATGAAATGGATATTACAACAACTACACCTGTTTCAACATATAAATTTGATTTACCACCAACACAAATAGTTTCAGGTGACATTTTATTAACCACCACTAATAAACTTTTGGTAACTACTTCAGAAAGTCCAAATATATACTTATTACAGTATGATTATTTAACAGGTAATTTAGAATTAACCATAACCCTTAACCCAACAGTTACTGGAGGTCCGTGGGGTATATTTGAAAATTCAGGAAACATTTATGTTGCTGATAGTAATGGTGATGTATATTCTGTTAATACAACAAGTCCGTACAATATCACATTAATCAATAATACTGGTCACCCTGTATATGGTGCGTCCCAAGTACCTTCTTGTTTAACTACGAATTTTACAATTTAATTTGACTTATAATATTTGATTGGTTAATCTTACCACACAAGGTAAATTCCGACCTTAATTTCGGAAGCAAATACACCATTTTAAATTTTATGATATCAAACGAAGAAATTGAAAATTTCCTTCAGGGAAATGATGACGAAAAATATATCGTCAGTGTCGAATACGATTATGTTAAAGATTGTGTTTGGAAAATTATCGAACACCCAATTCACGGAAAACAAATTAAGAAAGATACCTTTATTCCATTTGCTTGGGTAGGTGACTTACGTGGATTAAACTTTTATAAATCCTCAAAAGCATTACAAAAAGAGGCGATGACAAAACACAAAATCGTCATTGAAAAATTAAGAACTGATGGTAACGAAAGATTAGAAAAAGGTTTAACCTTTATGGTTAAATCATTGAACGGTTATCGTTCACTCATTCAGTTTTTCAGAGATGGTGGTGTTGACCCATGGGGTGAAACCACTAAAGGATTGGTATTAATATTACCTCCTGTTGAACAATTCTTAGTAACAAAAGAAAAAAGATTATTCAAGGGATTTGATGATTACAATAGTATCACAAGATTTGTATTTGACTTGGAGACGACCGCATTAGAACCAAAGGATGGTCGTATTTTTATGATAGGGATGAAAACCAATAAAGGTTTTAGTCAGGTTATTGAATGTTCAACTGAAGAACAAGAAAGAGAAGGTATTATCAAATTTTTTAATACCATAGATGAACTTAAACCAAGTATCATAGCATCTTACAATGGATTTAACTTTGACTGGTTTTGGATATTTGAAAGAGCTAAGGCATTAAAGTTGGATATTAAGAAAATTGCCAAGACATTAAATCCAATTAATCCAATCAAACAATCTGAAAGTATGTTGAAGTTGGCAAATGAGGTTGAAAGATTTAATCAGACATCGATGTGGGGTTATAATGTTGTGGATACATTACATGCGGTTAGAAGAGCTCAGGCAATCAATTCATCCATTAAATCGGCAGGTTTGAAGTATATTACTCAATACATCAAGGCAGAAGCTCCTGACCGTGTTTATATTGACCACACAGATATTGGTCCGTTCTATGCAAAGAAAGAAGAGTTTTGGTTAAACATTCAAAACGGAAAATATAAGAAAGTAGGTGTTGACCCAAAGATTGACGAAGCGTGTTCTAAACATTCAAGTATCTACATTAAAACAACAGGTGATGATTTGGTTGAACGTTATCTTGACGATGACTTGGAAGAAACTTTAACGGTTGATGAAGAATTCAATCAAGGTTCATTCCTACTCGCATCTTTGGTTCCAACAACATATGAAAGAGTTTCAACGATGGGTACCGCAACATTATGGGAAATCCAAATGAGAGCATGGTCATATAAGAACATGTTAGCAATTCCTAAAAAGAATGAAAAGACCGAGTTTGTTGGAGGTTTATCACGACTACTTAAAGTGGGATATTCAACAGATGTATTGAAACTTGACTTCTCATCACTTTACCCTTCAATACAACTTGTTCACGATGTATTCCCAACTTGTGATATAACAGGAGCAATGAAAGGAATGTTAAATTACTTCCGTAATACTCGTATCAAGTATAAAAACTTGGCTAAGGAATATCAGGATATTGACAAAAAACAAGCAACATCTTACGACAGAAAACAATTACCAATTAAGATTTTCATCAACTCAATGTTCGGAGCATTGTCGGCTCCACAAGTATATCACTGGGGTGACATGTATATGGGTGAACAGATTACCTGTACAGGGCGACAATACCTTCGTCAGATGTTACGTTTCTTTATGAAACGAGGTTATACCCCTCTTGTATGTGATACGGATGGTATGAACTTCTCACTACCTGAAGGTGGTGTAGAAGATAGAAGATACATCGGTAAGGGTAAGAACTGGTTAGTTAAAGAAGGTAAGGAATACAAAGGATATGATGCCGACGTTGCCGAGTTTAACGATATGTTTATGAAAGGGGCTATGGGTCTTGATTGTGATGGAACTTGGAAATCCTGTATGAACATTGCTCGTAAGAACTACGCAACAATGGAACACAATGGTAAGATTAAACTTACAGGTAACTCAATCAAGAGTAAGAAACTACCACTTTATATTGAGGACTTCTTGGACAAAGGAATTAAGATGTTACTTGAGGGTAACGGTCAAGCATTTGTTGAGTGGTATTATGAGTACTTGGAAATAATCTTTAACCAACAAATTCCTTTAATGAAGATTGCTCAAAGAGCAAAGGTTAAATTATCCATTGACGATTATAACAAACGTTCAAAAGAAAAAACCAAGGCTGGTAATGAAATGTCTCGTATGGCTCATATGGAACTTGCAATCAGTGATGGCATTGCAGTTAGTTTGGGTGATGTAATATTCTATGTAAATAATGGGGTTAAAGCATCGCACGGAGATGTTCAAAAGGTTAATAAACCAAAAAAAGGATGGTCGCAAGAACAATTAGATATATTTTTCAAAACCAATGAAGATAGAAAAGAAAAGGTAAAATTTTTACAAAAAAATGGATGGGAACAATCTTGGGGTGAGGATAACTGGGTTCGTAGTGATGCGACAAATAAGGAAGCGAATACAGGAATTTCAACAGACCACGCATATCAAATAGCATTTTCAGATATAGTCGGTTCAGTAGTTCAACTTAATTGTTATCGTCTTGACCCATCTGAATTGGAATCAAACCCTGATATGACAGGTGAATATAACGTAGCAAGAGCAATTGTTACGTTTAATAAAAGAATTGAACCATTATTAATTGTGTTTAATGAAGAGGTTAGAAATAATCTAATTGTAACTGACCCTAAAGACAGAGCTTTATTTACCAAAGAACAATGTAAACTAATTAATGGTGTTCCATTTGAACCGGCAGACCAAGATAGTATTGAAGATTTGTTAACTATTACAGACCAAGAAATGGTGTATTGGGGTAAACGAGGTATTGACCCTGAGTATATTTACGAACTTGCTGAAGAAGGGTGGGAAGAAATGGTTTAAGATTGTTTCAACCCGTCTGACGAAACTATAAACCATGAACCAAATGCGTAATATAGTTCAACACAAGCTCCTTTTTCAATATTAATTTCATTAAACTCTTCATCAATCAAACCCTCAATGGGTTTGATTTTTGTATTAGTTAAAGCTTTAATTATTACATGGTCTGTGTTATTGTGATTTAAAACAATTTCAATTTCATTTAATTCTTTTGTAATCACAACACTTTCACCTTCTGTTGTATATTTTTCATCTGAAACCATGCACACCTCAGAAGTAGTTAATACTTGGTTCCCAATAACACGGGTCATCGGAATTGATTTTTGTATACTCATAAAATTAAATTACGTACATATTTCTTGGGAATGCTCTAAACTTCATTTGTTTGTTTAGATTTTCAGCGATTAATGCTTCACGTTCCATTATTTTTTCAGGACGTAATCTTGTTAATCTTCCGTCAGCACCAATTAATTCTTCAATTAATTTAGCTTTTTCATCTTTACCTTCAGTTGCTAATGATGTGTAATCCATCGTTAATTCAGAATCAGGTGTTTTTAAATTACCTGAATATTTTCCTCTAACTTTTGATAATGTTTCTTTACAACCCGCAACAAAATATCTTCTAACCCATTGTTGTGCAGGTTCATTTAAATCCGCCCATGCAATTGAATTCATCGGAACATCTGAAGGAAGTTTGATTATATCAGGATTTGCTGCTAAACAAGCATCTCTATCCTCAGGACCAACATCATAATACCAATACCAAACTTGGTTATGTCTTAATGATGAATTACCAAAATCAAATTTACCACCAGGTGTTTGCATTAAGTGAATTGCTTTTTTTCCGTTAGGTAGCCCTGTAATTCTATATGTTAAGTCACCCGCAATAATTCTTCTTTGAATGTTAATTTCTTGTAATCTTAACATCATATCAAATGCCGGCATCATAAAATATGACCCGGTATATCCCATTTGTGAATAACCTGCCGGCCCACCCATACCATAACCACCTAACGCCCCAAAACTCCATGGGTCAAATAAAACATTTGTTAATTCAGATGGTGTAAACCAAAGTAGTTCGTTAATTTCACGACCTGCAGGAATTTCATAAACTTGTTGGTTTGGAACTAATGTGAAAAAATCCTTTTTTAAAACCCAGTCACCAAGAGGTGATGATTGTAATCCAACTATTTTGGAATATGCTTGAGCGTATCTATTTTCAAAATCTAAACTTTTTGTCACAAAAGCTCTTGATAAAGATTGAGTATCTAAATTTAAATTATTTAATGATGTCCATTGTGATTCAATTAACCAATCTTGTACATACTGAGCATAATCTCCGATAGAAAATTCTAAGATTGAGTCCATTTGTTCATCTTCTAATTCAATTGAACGAATTGGGGCTCCTAATACGTGTCTAACTTTTGTATATAGTTGACTTCTGTAAGGTTCTGCGATTATTGTATTCATGAAGTGATATTTTTATATAAATATCAATTCAGAGTATAAATTAAATCTTGTGTTGGAATTTTAAACATACTTGAACTAAAAGCAACTGTTTTGTTTTTAAAAATATAAACTTCTTTATTAATATTTGAAAAAATTAACAAGTCGGTATTGAATTTTTTAACAAAACCTTTGATTTTAATATGATAGAAACCCTCAATTACTTCCATATTTAAAATTGGTTTTACTTGAGCGTTTTGTATTTTATTATCAAAATTTACTGTTAAATCAGTCCCTGCAAAATCTTCTTTTGAACCCAAACTACCTACTACAGTAGCGGTTCCCTCACCAAATTCTTGATTGATTTTTTTTGCAACATATTCCTCAAGTTGACCACCTTTATCATGTGTTCTTTTTAAAAGTTTCATAATCTTATCAAGAGTTTTAGACCCTTTAAAAATTCTTTCACCAAAAAAACTCAGATATTCACAAAATTTATTTATTTCTTCTACTTGTTGTGAAGGTGTTACCCCAATAAAATTTAATGTTGGTTTATTAACTTTTGTAAGTACGACATTTAAATCATCAACTAAAATTTTAAACCCAATATAATTTGTGTTTAATTTATTAATTACAGAACGACCTGGTTGTTCTAAGTCGTAGATACCTGAAGATGAGTCTTCAGAGTATTGATTGTTTTCACGCCACTTATCAGGTAAAACTCTTTTCAATGTATTATCAATACATCTTCTATAAGTCCAAAGAACATTTTTATTATTACTAAAAATATCTGAATAATCAGATACGTTTTCGTATAAAAGTTTTTTTTGTGAAATTGACTCGTTCAATTTTTTTTCAGTTTTTGATTTGTATAACTCGTTAACAAATTCCCAATTGATAACATCCCAAAAATTTTCAATATATTCGTCTCTTTTATTTTGGTATTTTAAATAATAAGCGTGTTCCCACAAATCTAAACCTAACAACGGAAAACCACCCTTGTTTATTATATTCATAAGTGGATTGTCCTGATTTGAGGTGGACATAACTTTCAATCTACCTGTATCGGTTAACACTAACCAACACCATCCTGAACCAAATCTTTTTCTTGAAATTTCTTCAAATTTAGTTTTGAAGTTACGATATGTCCCAAATTGTTTAACAATCTTTTCAAATACCTCACCACTTGGTTTTTGTGGGGTTGGTGATAACATCTTCCAAAACAATGCGTGGTTAAATGCTCCACCTGCGTTGTTTCTTATTGTTGTATTATATTTTGAAATTTGTTTAACAATATTTTCTAATTCAACATCACCATAATCTTTTTTACGAAGAGCTGAATTTAATTTTTTAACATACCCTTTGTAATGTTTCTGATAGTGAAACTTCATTGTTTCAGGGTCAATAAATCTTCTTAATGATGCGTAACCATAAGGTAATTTATCAATACCTATGGTTTTCATTTCGTTAATAAAAAATTTGGTTTCAGGTTGAGTTTCCTCACCTAATATACGACTAACTAATGACTCTGATACTAAATTTAACGATTTCATTAATTATAAATACTTACTTACTATTGATTTCGTTAAGTATTTGTTCAACAATATCTACAGAATTTTCATCTACATCACCCATAACTGTACCAATAATCTGTTTCTTCTTTATAAGAATGTCGTAGATAACACCTTCGATTGTATTTTCAAATAGTGGATAGTATATCGAAACTGAATTTTTTTGTCCGTATCTGTACGCTCTATCTTCGGCCTGACTATGTTCTGCGGGTACAAATGATAAGTCGTTCATAATAACGGCTTCACCTGCAGTTAGTGTTAATCCAACACCCGCAGCTTTCATATTACCACAGAAAACTTGTATTTTATCACTCTCTTGGAACTTGTCAACAGCATCCTGTCTTGCAGGTTTTGTTGTTGACCCATCTAAATAAACAGATTTCTTACCAAAGTGTTCATGTATTTTTTTAAGTGGTTCAGTAAAGTTACTAAAAATAATAACTTTTTTACCTTGTTCAATTATGTTTTCGGCGAGTTCAATTGTAATTGATATTTTTTCTTCAGCGATTACTTGTCTTACTTTCATAAGTTTAGAAAACTGAACTGAAAGTGATTTTGACTCGTCTTGTCTGTTGTTATACCAATCATAATATTCACCCATCAATCCCTCGTATAATCTTGATTTCAAACGAAGATAAACAGGAGTCATAATTTTTTCAGGTAAATCTGAAACATCAGTTTTTAATCTTCTTAAAATTTGACGTGATGTTCTTTCCCTTAATTCTTCTAAATTGGACGCTCCTGTAACATTCCAAATCTTTTTACCACCAACTCTAAACTGATATCCTCCACAATATCTAATTGCGTATGCTTGCCAGTTCTGACTCACAGGACTATCAATAAGTTTTAAAATATTATAATAATTCATTGGACGAGAAGTCATAGGAGTTCCTGTTAACAACCAAAGTTTCTTAATGTTTTTGGTTACATCCATTATAATCTTTGTTCTTTGGGCTTGAGCATTCGAAACATAATGTGCCTCATCAATAACAACCAAATCAAATTTTGAATTAAGAATTATTGAATTGTTTTTATCCTTTGGGTCGTGGAAGTTTTTAAGAATATCGTAGTTAACAATTACATAATCGGATTGTTCAAACTTCTTACCTTCACAGATATAAACTGATTTATCTGTATAATTTTTAATTTCCCTTTCCCAATTTATTTTAAGTGACGCTGGACAAATAATTAAAACTTTATTGGCACCACTTTCTAACGACGCAATTACTGTAGATGTCGTCTTACCAAGACCCATGTCATCGGCTAAAATGAACTTATCATTTTTTAATAACTTTTCTATTGCTTCTTTTTGGTGTGCAAGTGGAGGTCGGTTTTCATATTTTGTATAATCAACGTCAACTAAGTTTTCAGTGTATTGTTTAATAACCGCAGCTTTCGGTATCCAAAAATCGTGAATAGTTTCACCACTAAAAATTTTACCCCAAATATGATATGATTTATCTTTTTCGACTAAAATTTTTTCAACATAAACTTTGTCAGGTTCTTTAATGAAAGGATTATCGGCAACAAGTTTTTGTGAAAAGTATGAATCAATTTCAACCCATTTCTTGGCAACTTTTGGAACTACTGTATTGAAATCGATTATATAATCACACTGAGCCCTAGTTGGAACATATTTTTTATTGGTTTCAATCTGTTTTTTTAACTTTAAGATATAGTTATTTGAGCCTTGATAATTTTCAAGGATGGAGATTGCTCTTTGTTCTACACTTAAATGTCCTGATTCAGTAGTCAAAATCTTACTATTGTATATACAACTATAATAATAATCAAAAAAGAAATATTTATCAATATGACAAACAGAATAGTTCCAATTACACGATTAGGTAAATTTTTCGGAGGGGAAGATTACAATTTGGATATCAACATGGGTAGAGAGTGGTTAGAGGGTGATATGAACTTTACTCTTATATTATATAAAGTAGATAAAAAGAAAACAAATGTTGATGATGTCTACGGTGAAGCTCAAGAAGACGGAATTAAATTTTTGCCACCTGTTGAGTTTAAAGCGTTTTTACAAATTGTTGCACCTGAAAATAAATTTCTTGGAACAAGTAAGATTAATCAGTTAGAGCCAGGAAATGCAAGAATATCTGTATACCAATCACATCTTGATGAATTAGACATTGATATTGAATATGGTGATTATATTGCTTATTACGAAACTGAAAGTAGAGTTAGATATTATGTTGTAAATAATGATGGACGTGTTGTTTCAGATAATAAACATACTTACGCAGGGTACAAACCATTTTATAGAACAATAAATGCATCTCCTGTGATGGAAAACGAATTTAGAGGATTATAATGGCAATACCGAAAATTAAAAAAACTTTACCTCTTACATATCCACCTATTGGTTATGAAAGAAGATTGGAACTTCTTGAAGATATCAATAAGGATGGAACTTATTTGCCCAAATCTATTTTACATGAGGACTTAGACAGAGGGTTTTTAGATTTTGTTAAGAATGATTTAAAAACTGTTGTTAGTGGTAAGTTAGTTAAAGTCGTGGATATTTTAATGACCACTCAAAACTGGGCTCAGTTTACACAAACTTGGGATTTTAACAACATTGATAAAAATGTTGAACCACCAATTATTACTACGGTAAGAACACCTGAAGTAAAATTTGGTACGTTACCATCATTAAAGTATAACATCCCAAATAGAAAACAATTTTATTATGCTGCAGTTCCTACCTGGGATGGACAAAGAAAAGGTATGGACATTTATACTATTCCACAACCAGTTCCTGTTGATATAAAATATTCTGTTAAAATTGTTTGTAACAGAATGAGGGAATTAAATAAATTTAATCAAATTGTTATTGAAAAATTTGCATCAAGACAAGCTTATACAAAAATAAAAGGACATTACATTCCTATTACTTTAGACGAAATTTCAGATGAATCTGTTATGGATGTTGAAAAAAGAAGGTACTACATCCAATCTTATGCATTTACTTTACAAGGATTTTTAAGTGATGAAGAAGAATACCAAGTTAAACCTGCAATTAGTAGAAGTTTAATTATGGTGGAATTGGATAATAGAAAGAAAAAAGTTAAAAAGAAAGTACAACCAAATCTGTATTTTAATTACCCTAATTCATCTAATCCTGACCAATACCAATTTAATGCTAATTATCCTGTAGGGATTACTGAATATACTCAAACTTTTGATTATACCGCAAACGTTAGAGTTGAGGGTAGTCAAAATATAACGTCATACCAAATTTATATTAATGGATTATTTTATGGTGATAATTCAACTCAGTTGTTAACAGGTTATATACAAGTTAACAGTGGTGATGAATTAACAATTACTGTTGTTAAGACAAATGGAAGTTTGGAAAGCTCTCTAACGTTAGTTTCAACTATACTTTAATTTTCACCGTAAATGTCTTTTTTTTCTGAACAAGTATCAGTAATTAATTTTTCTAAAAACTTATGAATTTTGTAACCATGTTTGTTACAGTAGTTTTTTAAGATTTCGTGACTCTCAGGTGATATTTTGATGTTCTTAATTTTCAAGGTAGAAAAAAGGTAGAATTTATTCCTACTGTTTGATAAATAGTTGTTTAATGTATTAGTTTTTGAATAAAAAGACAATATTTATCAATAAATAAATTTTCAAAAACATTTAAAATAAAAATGGCAACATCAAACAAAGTTTTCGTCTCACCTGGTGTATATACATCAGAAAGAGATTTATCTTTTGTTTCACAAAGTGTTGGGATTACCACGTTGGGTATAGCTGGGGAAACCTTAAAAGGTCCGGCTTTTGAACCAATCTTCATCACAAGTTATGGAGAGTTTGAAACCTATTTCGGTGGTACTACTCCTGAAAAATTTGTGAACACACAAATCCCAAAATATGAAGCAGCATATATTGCTAAATCATATCTTCAACAATCTAACCAATTGTTTGTGACAAGAATCTTAGGATTATCAGGTTATGACGCAGGACCATCTTGGTCTATATCAACTGTTGCAAATGTTAATTGTAATACCGTAGCACTTACAGGTACTCCAACAACATTTACAGCTTATTTCACAGGAACAACAGCATCAACTGCTTCAGTTACTTTCTTCGGATTACCTGCAGGAATTGTAAATGCAACAACTCCTTATACTACTTATAGCGGAGGAAGTTCAACAATTTACGCTCAATTACAGAGTCAAATTTTTGGTGTAATTTCATCACCATCTAGTTCAGGTAATTCAATTACTTACTTTGGTCCTGTATCGGGAGCACAAGTTACTGCAAATATCGCGGCTGGTTATACTGCGTCGACTAACGTATTTGGAGTTGACTCAATAAGTGCAACAAGCATTAATTATTGTTCAGAGTTAAATGATGTGTGGTATTATGCGACCTTTACTCCTCCAACATCAGGTGAAAACTATAATGGTTATTCATTCTACAATACTGTAACAACATTTACAGGTTCAAGTGGAACATACGGTGGGGTTATAAGTGGTAAAATTTACAACTTTTCAGGTTTAACTTACTCAGGTTATAATAACTTAGTTGTAGCAACTTTACGTTCAAGAGGTATTTCAAATTATTCTTCAACACAACATGGTCCTGACTATCAAGTAACAGGAACTTCATTAGTGAAAATGATTTGTACTGGTTCTTATTCAGGAGTGACTAAAAATCCATTTAGTACGTTTTTAGTTTCAGGTTTAACTTATACTAATACTCCATTCCAATTTGAGACATCATTCCAAGCGTCAAACGCTAATTACATTTCTAAAGTGTTTGGTGTAGAAAACTTCGCAAAAGACAGAACTGAAGTTCCGTTGTTTGTTGAAGAACGTTACCCAACATTATTAAACTATGGTTATAACAAAGGTTATATTCGTGGTTTGAATTGTAATTTAATTTCTTTGCCTCAAGCAAGAAATAATGATACAACATCTATTGGTTTTTATCTTGAAAAATATCAGACACCTGAATCACCTTGGGTTGTTTCTGAATTACGTGGTAACTTAGTTTATAGATTATTTAAAGTTTATACAATCGCTGATGGTAACGCTGCAAACACAGAAGTTAAAGTATCGATTGCTAATATATCTTTCAATAACGGAACATTTGACCTTATTATTCGTGATTTCTTTGACACAGATGCAAATCCTGTTGTTTTGGAAAAATTCACAAACTGTAGTATGGACCCAGCGGAAAATAACTATGTGGCTAAAAAAGTAGGTTCATCTGATGGTGAATACGCTGTAATGTCAAAATACATTTTTGTTGAGGTAAATGAAGAAGCACCTGTAGATGCACTTCCTTGTGGATTTGAAGGTTTTGTAACAAGAACTTACACAGGTGGTAAATCACCATTCCAAATCTTCAAGACAAAGTATGACTATCCTGGTGAAGTTATTTATAACCCTCCATTTGGCACTGCATCTAATGGTTCTAATAGTACCACAAGTTCAGGTGACAATGTAAGAAAAACTTACTTAGGTATTTCTTCGGCGGTAGCGTTTTCATCAGATGCACCTGGTTATGACCCTGACTTCTTCCAATATAAAGGGATGCCAAATCCAAATTCAGCAACTTGTACCGAACCGTCACACGTATACTGGCCAAACGTTACAAGAGGTTTCCACATGGATTCAGGAGCAACGGCAGTTACAATTGCTAACCTTTACCAAAACAGTGGTCAGACAGCGTTTGATGTTGGAGCTGGTTCATTTAGTTCTGAACCTACATCACAAACAAATCCATATTACTTCTTATACTCTCGTAAGTTTACATTTGTTGTTCAAGCAGGATTTGACGGATGGGATATATACAGAGAATATAGAACAAATGCTGACAGATTCCGTTTAGGAAATACAGGATACAAACAAGGAGCTCTATCTTGTGCACCGTACACAGACGCAACAGGATGGGGAGCATTTAAACAAATCACAGTTGGTGACAACACAGTTGATTACGCAAATACTGACTACTACGCATACTTGTTAGGTGTACAATCATTTGCAAATCCTGAAATAACAAATATCAATGTTCTTGTAACACCTGGTGTTGACTATGTTAATAACAGTGATTTAGTTTCTGCAACAATTGATATTGTTGAAAACGACAGAGCGGATTCAATCTACGTTTGTACAACTCCTGACTTTAGCTTGTTACAACCATCAACTTCAATGGATAATTTAATTTACCCACAAGAATCTGTTGATAACTTAGAAAATACAGGAATTGACTCTAACTACACTGCTACTTACTACCCATGGGTTCTTACTCGTGATACAGTAAACAATACACAAATCTATATTCCAGCAACTGCTGAAGTTACAAGAAACTTAGCTTTAACTGACAATATAGCGTTCCCATGGTTCGCAACTGCGGGTTACACAAGAGGTATTGTAAACGCAATCAGAGCAAGAAAGAGATTAACTCAAGAAGATAGAGATACTCTTTACAAGGGAAGAATTAACCCAATCGCAACTTTTAACGACGTTGGAACTGTTATTTGGGGTAACAAAACTCTTCAAATTAGAGAGTCAGCTCTTGACAGAATTAATGTAAGAAGATTGTTGTTACAAGCTCGTAAGTTGATTTCAGCAGTAGCCGTAAGATTATTGTTTGAACAAAACGACAACTTAGTAAGACAACAGTTCTTAGACTCAGTTAACCCAATCTTAGATTCAATTCGTAGAGACAGAGGTTTATATGACTTCAGAGTTACTGTTCAAAACACACCTGAAGACTTAGATGCTAACCAATTAGTAGGTAAGATTTATATTAAACCAACTAAAGCTCTTGAATTCATAGATATCGAATTCTTAATCACTCCTACAGGAGCTTCATTCGAAAATATCTAATCAACGATAAAATAATTGAAAACCCTCACGAAAGTGGGGGTTTTTATTTTACATAATATTTATAGATATGAAAATATTTTTAGTAGAAGAATTTGATGAAGAAATCACACCTGATTTAAAATATTATGCGTTTGATTGGGATGATAATATTCTTACAATGCCGACACAGATAATACTTCGGACAGAAAACGGTGAAGAAGTTGGTATGTCAACTGAAGACTTTGCGGAATATCGTGTAAAGGTTGGAGTTGAACCTTTTGAATATAAGAAGAAAACTGTTGTTGGGTTTGCCGATGACCCTTTCAGAAATTTTGGAACTAAAGGGGATAAGAGGTTCATTATTGACTCAATGATGGCAAAAGAAGGTCCAGCATGGGATGACTTTGTTGAAGCGATTAATGGGGGGTCTATTTTTTCAATAGTTACAGCCCGAGGACATTCACCATTGGCGTTACGTAGGGCAATTGAAAATATGATTGAAACTAACTTTAAAGGTATTTCCAAAAAAGAATTGGTTAAAAATTTAAAGAAGTTTAGAAAATTTGCAGGTGAGGAGGATATGAAGGATAAAGAACTTATAAATGCTTATATGGATATGAATAAGTATTATCCAGTGACATTTGGAGCCGGCTCAGCCCAAAGTCCTGAAAAAGGAAAGGTAGATGCTTTAAGAGAATTCCAACAGTATGTAAAATATCTGGCAAATTTATTAAAGAAACCTGTAATGTTCAAAGATGATATTAGTAATAGATTCATACCTAAAATAGGTTTTTCAGATGATGATTTAAGAAATTTGGAAAAAGTTAAAGATGAATTATCAAAAGACCCAGAAAATATTATTCAAACAATATCAACACATGGAGGAGAAAAGAAATTATACTAATATTTATAAACTGGACTTATAGCAAGTTTGACTGAA